AACACCGGAAGAAACACCGGAAGAAACACCGGAAGAAACACCGGAAGAAACACCGGAAGAAACACCGGAAGAAACACCGGAAGAAACACCGGAATCCCAAACAGAAATGTATGATAAAAAACACCTAAAATCGCTTAAAAGGCAAGATTTAATCGCTTTAGCTAAAAAAGAAGGTGTTAAAGCTTCTGGTAAAAATATAGAAATAATTAATAGAATACTAAACAAATAGAATGAACAAATACGGTCAACTAATTAATGCACTTTCATTAAGAGAATTATACGAAGCCAATAACCCAAAGTTTAATGAAAGAGCTAAAAATTGTAAGACTTTCAGAATTAAGTACAAATCTTCTGGGGACAGGTATTTATTCTTTGTTAAATGCAGAGAATCATATTCTGACCCCAGAGGTCATATAGTGTCAATAAAATTTGATTTTGATAGAGACGAAACCGTACAAAGACAAAAAAATATTCGTCCATACGAACTCGATGTTAAGGTTCGATGCGGATGCGAAAGCTTTGCTTATTGGGGACAAGCATTCAATATAACTCAATTAGGTGCTAACTTAGATTTTATTGAGAATAGACCTCCCGATGTGAGAGACCCTAATAGAGACAATTTCATTTGTAAACACATAGCTAGGGTTCGTCAAAAAACCCTTAAGACTTTAAGAATGAAACAACTCGAACAAAAGTATAAAAAATCCGCTTCGTTTATAACAGATGAAGATTTAATAATAGAAGTTTTAGAAAATTCCCCAGAAATAGAAATAGATAAGACGTTTATCGCCGTGAAATCGTTTTTATCTAAAAGTTTTTCAAAACAAGAAGTGAATGTTTTAATTAGCAATATTACACCAGACAATTACGAAGAAAGTCTTTTAAATTTTGGAGTTATAATATAATGAATAAAGTTTTTTATTTAATTAACAAAATTAAGGTAAAAATTAAGGGTGGAAATTCTTCGTTCAAAGATTTCGAATTTAGGTTTGAAGACGGTTCATATATTAAGGCTAGGATTAGATCAGAAAAGTTAACACAAGTTATGGAAGTTCTCACTGATATTATAGGGGAATAATATGGCAACAGTTCAAGAAATATTGGATTCTTTTATAGATGAAATTAAAAAAAGAGGCAGATTTTCCACTATAGAGGGTTATGTAGTAACACCTTCTGATTCAGAAATCACTAGTGCCATTTATGATACATTAGACGACATTAATAGTTTTCCTCCTCAGACCGGATACGAACTCAGTTCAATTTACGAAAATCATGATACTAGGTGGAAAAGGTTAGTAATATACGGAGCTGTTGCCAATGTATTGTCTATATTAGTAGTGGATTGGGTTGATAAGGGTATCGATGCTGATATTAATGATATGTCCATCCAATCTAAAAAGTCCGATTATGAGTCTTTAAGAGATCATTATATAGAACAATTCAACGATAAACTTGAAAAGCTTAAAAAGTCTTCGCAGAAATTCGTCAAAAGGGGCACGTATTCAACTAGAGTTCGTTCTGTATCTAGTAGATATAATAAAATAAACGTTTCTAGGATATACTAATCATGTCTATATTACAATCCATAAGTGATAAAAATATAAACGTTTTTATGCAGAAATATAAATATCTTAAACATTATATGGCTGTGGACTGTAAAATCTATTTTACAGATAATACGACCGAAACAATTTATAACATAGGTGGAAGAAATAAGTATAGTGGAACTCCGAATATTTCCGAAAATATGTTAGTCACTGGGATATTTAACGAAACCTCTTCATCATTGACGGAATTAGACCCATTCTTTGAAAATGAACAATTTTTGTATATAGACGAGGATATTTTTTCGGAAATCATCCCTGATGGTTCATTGTTAGAAATTACTACTGTTGACGGTCAAACTATGACTTTTGAGATAAAGGATTTATCTGATAAAATAGGGGAACCTCCAAAAGTCGTTAAATACTCAATTTTCTCTTTATAGGTGTACCATGATTATTTCACCAGTTATTTTAGAAATTCTAGATACTTTTAAAACAAAATTAAACGAGTCAAATATAACTTTATTCGATAAATTTGCTTATGCTCCTACTCTAAATTTTAAAAAAGAAATAATTTCATTTCCACGTGTGTTTAAAGACGATGTGATAGGGGAAATAGTAGACGAAGGTGAATTGAAAAAGATACAAGAATGGGGAATAATCGGTTGGAACAGGAACGGGATTAAAAAAGTAGATTCCAGTATTGTCAAAAGACCTTTTAAACTTAAAATAGAAACTAACGACTCTAATGTTAAGCAAGTATTTGACATGCACCCTGCATCTTTTGATATGAAGGTTTGTGTATTTTTATCGTCTATAGACACCGCAGAAGATATAGAAGAAATTTTATTTCCCACCTTTTTCAATAGAAAAGTGGGTACTTCATCTAACCCTATATTAAGCAATATGCCTATTGGGTTTTCTGAGATTTCGAACTATGAATTAGAAGTTTTTATACATAGTAATAGTTTGACAGTTTGTTCTTGTTGTGTGGACTTCACTGTGGACTGTTTTATTCCCAATAATCCCGAAGATAGAAGAATTATTCAAAAGATTATATTCGAAACGTATAATGGGCGATACGACTCTTTAAATAAAGTCATATACGGAAATAAACTTAATAGAATCGAAATACCTTAAAATATTCTTATTGTGTATGTTTTAGATTAAAAATCATGAAAATAAATTTGGAGAACGCTACATGAGTGATGAAAAAATAAAAGGAGTAATTCATTCTAAGGTTACTCATCCCATTACAATCAAAATAGGTGGCAAAGATGCAATAATGTCTCCTAGATGTAGGTCTAAAGTTAGCCTTACAAAAAACGAAATAAACCTTTTACCCAAGGGTTTAGTTTTTGTTAGAAAATCCGGTGGAGGTAAATAATGCCAGGAGTTAAACAAATAGAAAGAGGACTTGATCAATATGTTCCTTCTTTTCCGGGGGTCACTGCTGGTATTGTAGTCCCTGCGGTAAAAGGTGATATAAACAAACCAAGATTTGTTTCAAGTCCGTCCCAGTTCTTAAAATATTTCACAGCTAATAATTCATTAGTGGTTGGAGATCACACGTCTCATTATTCAGCCCTTAACTATTTGAATTATGCCGATGCGCTTTATGTAGTTAGATCTGCAAATGGTGCGTTGTACGGTAGTGCTCTTGTTGATTCTGTAGATGGTTCTATAGGTAACAGAGGATTAGGATACGGAATGGTAGACCCCACAGCTTATAATTTTCAAAAGATTGCTGAAGAGTTTACAGTTGATAGCGCAACTGATGAATTAACTGTGACTCAAGACTATTACACGGGTGAAATGGTTGTTTTATCAACTAGTGACACATTACCCGCACCTTTAAGTGTTTTAACTGATTATTATGTTATAAGAGTAGACGCAACTACCATAAAATTAGCCGCTTCGGCTAGTGATGCTGAAGACGGTGTGGTTATTGATATTACAGACACCGGGACTGGTGATCACACAATTACTGTGAGTGATTCTTACTCCGATGTTATGTTGGTATATGGGGCAAATGAAGGTGATTATAACAATGACGTTTATTACGCAATTCATAACTACATATCCCCAGAGACTTTTACAGTTGTTTCTGCAACTTCAACACTGACAGTTACTCAAGAATTTAGTACAGGGGAGTACGTTAAAGTATCAGGAGCTACACTTCCTGATTCGTTGGATGCTGACAACTATTATGTTATAAGAGTAGATGATACATCTATCAAATTGGCAACTTCTTATAATAATGCAATAGCCGGAACGTCAATTTCGTTCCTTGAACCCGGTTCAGGAAATATAGAGTTAGTAGACAAAAAATCTAACACTGAAGGACACTTTTTAATAGAAGTTTATACAAAATCTAATCTGTCAACACCAGTTGAGAGTTTTGAGGTGTCAAGAGACCCTAATTCAGTGGACGGTTTTGGTAATAACTCGTTTATCGAGGAAAGATTAAAAGCTTCTAATTATATTAGAGCAATTTCCAATCCTTACGTGGATGAGAGTGTTGCTCCTAAAGCTCAAATTTTTCCTAAAGCTCTTTCAGGCGGTGACGATGGGGAAGCGGTTACAGATGAAGATATAGCTATCGCACTTCAAGTTTTCAAAAATAAAAATGACCTCAAAATTTTTATCTTGATGGATGGTGGGTGGGCTACACCTGCAGTCGCTACTGAAATCACACAGATAGCTCAGTTAAGAATGGACTGTGTGGGGATACTTTCAACGCCTATATCCGCTGAAATGAACAACGATTACATTGGAGCTTTAAAAAATTACAGACTTTACGAAGCTAATATTAATAGTTCGTATGTAGCAATGTACACAGGTTGGATTAGAATAACCGACAGATACACAAAACAACCGGAACTTTTTATAGCTCCAGATAGTTTTGCGGCGGCGGCTATATCCCAGACCTCTTACAATTACGAACCTTGGTATGCTCCAGCGGGTAATAGAAGAGGAGTCATCGTTGCTCAGGACGTGTACAATAGGTACACTGATGCTGAAATCGAAGAGTTATACAAGTATCAAATTAACGCTAACCAATTTAAACCGGGTAAAGGTATCAGGATTTGGGGACAAAAAACGATGCTTTCAACTCCGGCTGATAGACAAGCACTCAATGTTAGGTTGTTACTTAACGTAATAGAACCCGCTATTGCGGAAGCTCTCGAAGATTTTGTTTTCGAGTTTAACGACGAACCCACAAGGGGTCAAATTAGATCGTTAATAAACAATTACATGACTGGAATACAAAACCGCAGAGGAGTTTACAGTTTCCAAGTTATTTGTAACGAAGACAACAACGATGCTTCAGTCATCTCAGCGGGTGAAATGAACGTGTGGTTGCTTGTTAAGGCTACTAGAGTAGCAGAAACCATTAATTTTGTTACTGGGGTGGTTGGATTTGGAACAGATTTCAGCATAGCCGCAGAAAGCTTATAAAGAGGTAATATAAATGTTAACATTTAATCAAGTAACTCCGCTAGCCGATTATGCTCCTACCCACAAGTGGGACATATTTTTTGATAACCTTCCAGATTATGTGACAATAGCATCACAAGATTTGAATGTTAGATGTGAAACTAGTGGTACACCAACTATGACTCAAAATGCAGTCAGTATAAATATGAGAGGTCATAAATTACAAGCACCGGGGCAAGTAGAATTTGGTGGTAACATCACTCTTAATTTTATAGAAACAGCCGATGGTCTGATTCAAAGATTCATCAAAGAATTACAAAGTGGCGCAAGAGTTGACGAAACAGGGGCGCAAAGATCATATAACGAACAAAATTTCACCGTACGGTTGGTTCCTTACGGAAATGACGCATCATCCGTAGTGTCAACATATACGCTGATTGGGTGTATGTATAATACTGCGGAGTTAGGTGAATACGGTTCTGAGGGTGGCGATGCTCAAAAACCTTCATTAACTTTATTCTATCAAACTTTTGAGTAATGTCAGTATATTTTAGAGGAATACAAGATTTAATTGCAGTAGATTGGGGCGGGACTCACCTTTGGGATATAAAGTTCGAAGGTGCTCCCGCTCCTTTTGATTCTTGGTTTCCGGCTATAGAAGTGGAATACCCTAAATATGAAATGTCTCATTACACTTTAAATATATCGGGACATGAGTTGGATATACCTTTTAGAGGAAAAACGAATGGTACAGTGTCTATAACGTTCGTTGATGATAAGTCAGATACTATTACTGATTGGCTGAATGAGTGGTTCGAATCGATTCACAGACATTCTATAAATTCTGTCAATAGATTTACAGTTGCTACTTTAGCTGAGAGTAGTAGAGTTTTATATATAGCAGACCTAGATCATGATAGAAATATACTTGGTGATAGACTAGTTACTTTAGAGGTTTTTCCAACGGGTTCTGTAAGAATTAAAAAAGAAAATGAATCCAATAATAAAATTTATACGTCGGAGTTTGTAATCACTAAGAGATACTAGGAGATTTTTAAATGAATAATTCTAAAACAAATTTCAAACCACAACTACCATCATCCGGACAACAAATCCACAATGATAAACCAAACATTTCATCTGTAATATGGTTAGATAATGTTCCGTCAAACTTTAAACCATACCCAAAAAATTCTAAAATAGGATTTAGGAATTACACATGGGATGAAATATACAATTATAATATATCAAAACTAAATCATAAGTCTCTTTTAAATTTTGTCATGTCCGGAATATTCACAGAGGGATTTGATAAAGAGGATTTAACCTTGGGTGACTATACGTATTTAGGGATATATAGAATAATCTCTACTTTGGGTTCTAAACACAAAGTTATCTATGAGAATTTTAAGTGTCCTCATTGTGGTGATGTAATAAACCCCACAGTTCAAAAAGACCAATTAAACTTTGAGGAATTAAAAGTCAAAACTTCCGGCAAAGCTTTTTTGAAGATTAAGACACCAATTTTTAACGAAGATAAATGCGTAGGTCATTCTGATGAATTGTCAGAGATTATGATAAATATTCCCAGAGTGAGTCATTGGATTAAAATGATAGATAACAATTACGATCTAGATGACGAAAAGAAGTTATTAGCACTACAGATGGAAGATTTGTCGTTTGAGGAAGCTAATAAAATTTTAAATAACCTAGAATACAACGACGGTTTAAAGATTTCTAAAATTGATAATGCGTTTTACCACGGTCTTAACCCGTATGAATTGGAGTGCTATAAATGCCACAAAAAAACTAGTGTTGAACTAGAGGGGGTGGAGCATCTGCTCAAACCCTTTCTTGAAGATAGACCAGATGATTCAAGTGGAGTTAGGTTTGAGTAAATTGTTTAATGTTAGCCCAATTGATCTTTACGGTGTTGACTTCGGAGTAGTAATGAAGAGATACCGTGTATTAGAAGAAACTATGGAGAATTTAAGTGGCAATTAATAATTTAAAAACTGACGACAGCGAAACTGAAGAGTCGTTGAATTTAGAGGGCAACAAGAAACTTTTGTCCAAATTAGATTCAATGAAAGTTTCCATGGATGAAGTGGAACAGTTACATAACGATGTGGTTAAGCTATCTAACAATTATAACATAACAAATAAAATTATAACCAATAATATATCAGAATTGGAAAGGTTGGCTTCTCAGAAGGATGATAATACTGTAGTGCTTGGTATTTTAGATGAAATCAAGAATATGAAAAATGAAAACGACATAGCCAAAAGATTTGTAAATAGAGAAAACGTTTCCAACGAAGAAATGAAAAAATTAATAAGTTCGATGGAAAATTCATCTAAAGTTTTGGATGAATTAATAAAACAGAATGGTGCTATCAAAATAAACATTTCAGATTTGACATCCAACGTAAGCGACAATATTATGAATGACAACATAGACGGTGACACTAGACAACAACAACTTGAATCTTTGTTAAACGTCTTACAAAAAAATAGCTTAGATGGGGATTCTCCAGAATTAATGAACGAATTAATTAATATAAATAAAGATATTAAAGATGGTAATAAATCCTTTAATCAAGAAGTTGCGAGTTCTATAAACGCTAATTTACAGAAAATGGCTGAGCAACAGAGGGTCAATAATACACAGTTGGAATATAGAGCTGATGAGAATGATAGTCAGTTAGAAGATTTCATGTTGTCACAGAAATCTTTCATGGACACTATGGAATCCGAGATAGGGGACTATGGTACAAAAGGACGGGACGCACTAGAAGAAAACGCAGAAATTTTCTCAAAAGGGAAAGAGTTGTCAGAGGGTGTTATGTCTTACGCTTTTAACGCTGTTGGTTTGGGCGGCTTAGATCAATTGTTTGGTTTGTCGGATAAAATGGCACTTTTCACCAACAAATCCGCTGGCAAATTAGCGGGTAAATCAATGTCTTTGTTAAAAAGTGCCAGTGGAAGTTTAATGGACATTTTTAGTCCTAAAAAAGCCGGAAAGTCCATTTTAGGGAAAATGACTGGCGGACTTTTGGGGAAATCAGGTGGCGGACTTTTGGGGAAGTCCCTTGGGAAATCCCTTCTTAAAAAAATACCGGGCATAGGATTATTATCTGGTTTAGCTTTTGGAGCTAGTAAACTAATGAAAGGTGACTTCTTAGGCGGTTTAGGTGAGGTTGGTTCCGGGGCTTTGAGTTTAATTCCGGGCATTGGTACTGCCGCATCTATAGCCCTAGACACGGCTATGGGTGCTAGAGATATAAAAAAAGAATCAAAGATGAAGCCCGTCAGTACTGAGATCGCATCTTTGAATGTTAATAGAGGAATAGACAAATCTATGAAACCAGATGCTCCAGTTGTTCAGCAACAACCTATAATTATTCAGCAACCTAGCGATCAACCAAGAGTTAGTACGGCATCTGAGAAAAAAACTGGGATTGATGAAATGAGTTTAATAGCTTTACAGTTGGATATATAAAATGTTAAGTGTTGAGAGTATTAGAAATAACCCGCATATTAAAGTTTTAATAGTGGGAGAAAAATTAAGATCAGAGGGTTTACTGTTAGACGAGGAGATAAGTTTTTCTGGTTCAAACAGTTTTAATTCTCAAGACGAAAGTTCTGCTCAAGCGGGATTAGGAAGCAAGCTGTCTAAATTATCCGAAGGGTTTAATACCATTGCATCTTTAGCGGGGTCTAGTAGACAAGTTTCGGGATTTAGTTCTAAAACAGTTCAACAAACATTAATGACATGGACAGACTCCTCTTTTTCTCCATTGACCGTAAACATGTTGTTTTTGGCTGATTCCCCCGGCGTTGATGTTAGAAAAGAAGTATTAAATTTACAGACGGCTGTTACCCCCACCACCAAAGGAGGGTTTGCGATATTAGCACCTATGGGGTATTCTGTGGATAGATTGTCAGCAACCGCCAAAGGTGGAGTGTCTTTGAAAATAGGGTCATGGCTTAGAATACCTAAATTAGTTATTACAGATGTAAGTCCAACCTTTACGTCCACGGTAATATCGACTGGAGTTCCCGTTTATGTAACTGTAGCTGTAACTTTGCAACCCTATAAAATATTCACAATGGACGAAATTAATCAGTTTTACATAGGAATGAAATAATGTCTATCTTTTATATTAACACTGACATAGAAAGTGAAGAAAGATTCGATTTAAGGAAATTTATGGAGTTTAATGAAGGCTTTGACCCTTTAAACTCTCATATGATAGAACAAATTTATGAATTCAAGCCTCAAGGATATTATAATGTTCAAGATGAAGAGGCAAACCCGTCTTTATTGAGTTATAATATTTACGGAGATGTTCAGTATTGGTGGATATTGTTGTTGTATAATAAATTGGAATCGTCAAGCGATTTGACGATTGGTTCGGTTGTTAAATACCCCGATTTAGCGGACTTGGAAGATTTATATTTTAGATTAAAAATTCTAGATAGGGCTTCAAAATGATAGGTATAGATGGGAAGTACATTTTTAAGTTTTCCATAGGTGACAAAGAAGATTTCATAATGCCTAATGAACTTCGTGGTTTTACTATGGTGGAAAACGCCGGAAATATTCTCCCAACATTCGAAATGACTTTTGAGTCTGCTGATGAAACGATTTTGTCTTACCTGAATGAGGGAAATCCTATAAAAGTTTCGTTTGGTAGATCAGCGGATGACATGGTGGATGTAGAGCTTATGAAAGTGGTTCTTGAAGTGGGACATATGGGGGATTTAAAATATACCTTTAGAATAGTGGGTATAATGAATTCAATGGGGTATTTGTCTAGTAGTAACAAATTTATATCAACAAATAAATCAGGAGTAGAAACGATTAATGAAATAGTTTCTAAATATTTCAAATTCGTTTCCAATATCAGCAAATCTGAAGATTCTCAGATATGGATAAACCCCTCTCTTCCGGATAGAAATTTTGTTAATGAATTATGGTTACATTCGTATAAATCTAATAGTTTTATTGCTACAGGAATAACCTCAGGTGGAGAATTCGTGTTGTCGGACATAAAAACTTTGGTTTCAACCCCTTATAAGTGGAGATTCATCTCAGAGGTTAAAGATACTAAAAAAGATGTCACGTTCGATGGGGACATAATATACAAATCAGACACTGGCTTTATCAATAAATGGATGGGCTATGGAAGAGAACAAATACTTTTCGATTTAGATAACGGCGGTAGTCAAGTTATACTAGAAGACCCAACACCGTTTTTGTCTTTAATTGACAAGGTAGATAGAAACGCAAGTGTAGAAAGTAGGTTGGCTAATTCTGGTTTTCTCAACGAAAATGTTCATCTTAACTATTGGAATGCGTATTTAAGAAATTTAATCCACTTGGCAACGTTTAGTACTACATCCACCGTGGTGTCATTTCCGAACGAATTCAAACCAATCAAAATATTAGATTTAGTAATGTTAATGGATGAATCTATTCAACCTAATAAACAATCTTCATCGGAAAATTTGTCTGGTTTATTTTTAACATCCAAAATTGTAAGAACTTTATCTAATAACAATTTATCAACTGTGGTTTATTTAAACAGAGAGTCACTAAATTCTATTAAGGGGGATTTGAAATAATGTTAATAAGTCTCCTTAACACTTTAAAATCAACTAATAATCTTAAAAGAGAACATAGAGGCGTGGTTGTTTATAACGAAGACCCGTTGCAATTAGGCAGAGTTAAATGCACCGTAGAAGGTATATTTGAGGGTGCTGTGGAATCTTTACCGTGGATTCACAAAAGAGGATTTGACGGCGGTAAATCTGACAATACTCACTTTTTTGTGCCCGATGTGGGTTCTGAATTAGTTATAAAATTTCCGCATGAAGATGTTTATTTTCCTGAGTATGTGGGGTTTTGGGATAACACTGGAACTATAAATGCACTATTCAGTGAAAATTACCCCAAAACTTGGGGGTTTATTGACAGTAAAGGTAACTACCTTAAAATCAATAAAGAAACTGGTGAGACAGTTTATCATCACAATTCAGATACTACCCATACATGGACAGTGGATGGAGATTTAACTTCGGATATAGTTAGAGATGAGACTAAAAATATAGGTAGGGATCGTTTCACCACAATAGAACAGAATTTAACGGAATTAATTAAAAATGATGTTAGCACCACAATAAAGCGAAATTTAACGGAATTGACAGAGGGTAGTGTTGACAGAACTATTAATATTAATTTAACGGAATTAATCAAAGGTAGTGTTGACAGAACTATTGACACTAATTTGAGTGATCACATTAAAGGCAACGTGGTTATAACTGTTGATGGGGATTTAACTTGGAATGTTACTGGCAATGTTTCCATGACTTCTGGAGGCTCACATACAGTCAATAATGGTGGAAATCATACCGTTGTGGCTCCAAGGATTGATCTAAATTAAGGTGTAATATATGATTTCATGGAACCCTACTGAAGGATTATTATTAAACGACCCCGCCGATTTATTTACGGCGTTAGTCGAAACTTATATAGAATTTGACATAGTGGTTTCTTTTACACCTAGTGATGAATTTGATGATAGGTCATTGGATACGTTTGTTATGGAAATAGACGATATCTTATACGAACCGTATTTTACGTTCACACCAATAACTGAAATTGATGGAGTTCCATTGGGTGAAAATCAATTAGGTTATAAAGTTTCTTCAACAGTTCCCTTGTCAGTATTTGATCAGTATTCAGTTACTTACGTTGATAAAGGTAGTTCTGATAAAATAATGACACCTATAACGGTTGAAGTGCCCGATGTGCCGGACTACAAAGATGTTTTTATAGTAACAGTAGACCCAAGAGAGGAAATCACAATTACATTTACAGGTACAGCAACAACAACTGAGGGTACTTCTGTTGGTGAATTTACTTATCCGGCTATAACAGACACAAAACAATACTCCGTTATTATAAGACAGACGTATGATCAAATAAGAGATTGGGTTCTTGATTATTTTCAGAATAGGTATGAGGTTTAAATATGCCAGCAATAACAAGACAAGGTGATGGTGATACTGGTCATGGATGTTTCCCTCCAAGATCGTCCACTGGCGGTTCCGGGGATGTATTTGTAAATGGTATACCAGTTCATAGACAGGGGGACGGTTGGGCAAGTCACTGTTGTGGAAGTTCATGCCATGGTTCATCTCTGGCGGGAGGTTCTAGTACAGTTTTTGTGAATGGTCAAGCGTGCGGTAGAATTGGGGACTCTGTGGCTTGTGGTTCTGCGGTTGCCGCAGGTTCGGGGAATGTTTTTGCCGGGGGATAATGTAGGAGTAAATAACTTATGCCATTAGAACTGTACAGCGATGTTAATCAATTTGAACCAACTAATCAGTCGTTGTTATATAATGATGATTCTGTGTATCAAGCTTTATATAACTTGATGTCAACTTCTCCCGGAGAACGTCATTTCAATCCTGAATATGGTGTTGATTTAGACCAATTTGTTTTTGAGTATATAGATGGAATTACAGAAGAACAAATGTTTAACCATGTGGAAAACAAAGTGGATTTGTTTGAACCTAGGGCTTATTTGAGCTATACGGAGTCATCTATAGAAAGAGACGTATCTAATGGAATTTTAAACGTGTCTTTTATATTTATTATTAAAGATCAATCAAAGAGCAGAATACAAATTACCGGAGTAGTTAATACATGAATATAAATAACTTAAATAAAGTAATAAACAGTGAAAGTCTTTCTTTCAGTGAAATTTTCAGCTACTTAAAAGCGTTTCTAGATAGTAGACCCGATTCAGCTAAATGGGCGGATTTTTTCGCATCTGGAGCGGGGTATTTAATACTCGAAACCATAGCCGGAATGAGTGCTTATAACTCTTTTACCATTATCACCGCAATTAGGGAAGTGATGTTAGATTACGCACAAAGGCGGTCTTCGGTGATTGGTCATGCGTATTCCAAAGGATACGACGTGTTCAGAGGACAGAATATGCATTTGACGTTGAATATACTGCCTGATCAAAATATAAATATATATGAGTTCGACGTGGTTGGTACATATGAAGGTTACGATATTGTGTCTCTTGAGGATAAAGCCATTAAGTCTGGGGTTGCTAACACTCTAAGCGTGGTTTTAGGATTAAAAAAGGAAGTGTCAATTTTAGCTGAAACATCGAATATAACGACTTTTAGGTTTAAGTCTAATAAAGTTTCGGAAGATATTAAAGTTTACGTTGATTCTAGTGAAGTCAGTTTGAACACAGACATATACGAGTTGATAAACGGTCATTATATCCCCAGAAGTAACTCATACGGAGGAGTCAACATCCTGAGTTTGAATAATGGAGATATAACTTACACAGCCGAGTCTGAGGTTATTTTAAGTTATATAGAATTAGCTAATATGGAATACAATTTGTCATCTGTAAATTTTAACTATGGATTAGTAAATTCTGCGGACATCGATTCAAATTACATAGCCGTTGAAGACATAGAAATAATAAGAGTGAATGCTCCGTTATACGCAGAAACTTCTTTAAAAATTAGAGGTAGAGCCGATTTTAAGAAAAATTTAAAGATTATGGATTTAAATTTGGTAGACGTAAACGATAGAGACGTTTCCCCTGTGGTGATAGAGATTACATATATAAAAAATGACAAGTCTTTGTACGACTCTTTTGAAAAAGAATACTGGGTAAACCAAATAATGGCTGAGGATAAAGTTATAATGGGGATAGAACCACCAACGGTGGTTGACCCGGAGGAGTTTACCCTAAATTTGAATATAGAAATTACTAAATCCTCTAATGCTATTATAAATTTAGACAATGATATTAGAGAGATACTCTCTAATTATGAAATGCTACTGGAAAAAGAAGTGGATTTAGAAGCTATAGAGAATTCATTGACATCTGAAATTTCTGTTGTTAAAATTAGTAGAGTATCTATAGATGTTAACGATTGGTCAAGTGATACTCTTTATTCTTTAGGTACTTTTGTTAGTCCTACTACGCCTAATGGATACATTTATGAATGTGTGGTTTCTGGTACTTCGTCACCCTCTGAACCCTCATGGGGTACAACTGAAGGAGAAACAACTGTAGATAATACTGCAACATGGAAGTGTTATATCGACAGTACCACCACAGTTAATAGGGAATGGAATCATTATAACACTATAGTAGAAAATGTAACGGTGATATAATGGCTAAAAAGTATTTTCCAAGTAAGTTATCGGAGCAGGAGTTGTACCAAAAAGTTTCTGAAATGATAGAGTATACTGAAAGTATGGTAAAAAACGACTTCAAAAATATAAAAAACAAATATTCAGATTACGTAAATCAAGACACCGATTTTTTAAAACAAACTATTAAGGAGTCTAAATACGAATATCTATTGAACGTTTTAAATTTTGAGGATGAAGATATTGTAAATTTTATGGGATACCTTAGTTTAGTCCACTCTTTAAAAGGTACTCAGTCTGGTTTGGAATTAGTGTTTAAATTGATGTCCATTGAGGCTGAAATCACGAATTGGTGGGAAATGGAACCAAAAGGAGACCCTAACACTGCAGACGTAGAAATCAATTTGAACATGAGCAAGGTATTGAATGACACTGTGGAAAAGTTGTTCGAATTTTTTAGACAGTATATTTATCCCATTATAAGTTTGACAATTACTTACAGCGCAATTTTTGAAAGTAGGAAGTTGCTCCTAGGGGGTTCGACTGACCAAACTTTCCAGACCACGTTTGATCACGCTTTCTTTTTACGAATGAGGTTTTACGGAGTTACAGATATAAGTTTTACTGGAGAATTAACATGAGCACAATTATAGGAAAATTTACCAATGAGGGTTTAACTAAAACCATAGAAGCTGTGGGGAACGAGGGTTGGTTTATATACCCAACTAAGTTTGGGGTCACTGATATCAAAGGGGACTTGGATGCTAATAGAACCGTTGGTGATATCAATATATAGTGGTATTCAGCAAATATATCCTCTAGAGTTAACTTAGCACCTAATTCAATAGAATTTGTTTGTTCTATTCCAGCCGGGGCGTTGGGAACGAATCAAATAGTTAGGGAACTTTATATATACGCCGAAGATCAAATAGGGACTGAATTCTTACTTGGGATTGGACAACCTTCCGGGGATATCATTTATGACAATGGTGGAGAATTAAAATTTAGGTTGATTATTACACTCGCTAATATTGACATAGCCTCAACATACGTTTTTAATTATACTCAAGCCACAGAAATTTCTGATCATAACACAGACCCAAATGCTCATCCGGAACTTTTGGGTGTCCTTGAGCAAATTGGGCTTTTTGTTCAAGAAGGGAATTATGATTTTCACGGTCAGTTAGTGGATTATCACGCTATTACATTTGATGGAACAGTTTCAAATGGGGATTATGTTTACAAAGCTTCTGATGGAATTTATTATAAAGCTATAGCTGATGGAACAGAAAAATCAAAGGCTGTAGGTCAAGCCGATGTTACTAATGGTTCAATTATTTACGGCGGACTCATTAGTAACGGTGATGTTTATGACGTTGGAACCGAAGTTTATCTTTCAAATTCGGTAGAAGGTGCTTACACGGATTCTGTTACGGACGTTCTTTTGGGAATTTCTATCGGTAACGGAGTAATGCTTAAGGGAATAGGTGTTTCAAGTGGTGGTTCGGGAACTGATGTCGAATATATAGAGGCTAACTTTATACTTAATAATTCAGTTTATACCGAAATTTATTACGATGATTTTAAAGACCCTGAATCAGTAAACTCAACAGCCACGTGGGACGGTGTTGATAGCGGTTGGACGGGGACAACAAGTGAATATCTTATAGTTGAAAATGCGCTTACTGAAGTACCCGCATCTCCATTATATAATTTCACTGTTAAATCAGATATTGATACACCCGCTAATGTGACATTTTATTACTCAGAATCGGGTTTAACAGAAACTTATGTGGAATTTGATTTAGACGAAATAATTTATGTTCCAACAGGATTTTTAAGTTTGTATATTAAAGCGGTTTGGACTGGCACCGCCACAATGAAGAACATATTTTTCTTATATAATATAGCGACTACAGGTAATAATGAATATATTCCCCATTTAAATGATACGTTCAGTCCTTCTGCAACAATACTCGCTGGTAATAGTATAACATTACCTATTTCGTCCCCTTACATGCAAAATAACAATTCGTTAGCTGTTTACTTGAATGGTAAAAGAAGAGACGATGTTACAGAGGTTGATGGTTATAATATAACCTTAGGGGTGGACGTTTATACAACTGATGTTATAAGAATAGAAGAAGTGGCAATTCCACCGGGTTTTGTTGGGGTAAATTCTAATGCTTATGTTATAAAACTTCCAACAATTCAACAGTTGAAAGACTATAATCCTTATGATGTTGCAGATGTTACTTTTGAAGTTCTTGGTTATCATTCAATAGGTGATGGTGGTGGAGGATTATTTAGATGGAATTCCGCAAATACAGATGCTGATAATGGTGGAACAATTATACAGAGAACTGTTGGTGGTGATGGTAGATTTGAGAGAGTTTATATAGGTAAAATATGGGCGAATTGGTTTGGTTTAGTTCAAGGAGCGGGGAATGGAGTAGCCAACAAGGCTGTTTTACTTAACATGATGAATAACGGTATTTTAGATATTAACATACCCGCCGGAGACTGGTACCTTGAACCTGAAATAATTCTTCAAAATTTTTATACTACAATTTCAGGGGTATCCCCAGCAAACTCTTACTCTTTTGATGACTTGACAGGTAACGTTGCATTTGCATCTACTAATATTATATTTGAGGTTGTAGAAACACCAGAGACAGCTCCCAATATTTATGAATTTGGGTTTGGGTTACAGGGTTCAGCCTTAAGTTCTTCAATAACGGGGCTAGAAAGTTACCCCAACTGCGACTACTCATCTATAAGAAACATGAGGATTATCTGTTCTTCACGAGTAAATAAGGGTATTTGGCTAACAGGTACAAAGTATATAGAGGATATAACTATAACCGGATTTATAGACAAAGGTATCTCAATAACCCACGTTGTAAACCAAACGGTTATTAATAAAGTTACATGTGCAAACGCAAGAGGTTCTTACGAAGGTACAGGATTGCATATTGACGGAACGGCGACTACAGGTTTTAATACAACTCTACATGTTTCAAATTCAGAATTTAGAAACACTAGAGATGGTATTAGTATAAACAATCTACAAGGATTTTCATTTGACAATTGTGTGGTTGAAAGTGTTGCACAAGCTGGTTTAAGACTTGAAAACATCACTAATTATGGTATAAATAAAGGGATATTTTCAAATGTGTGGTTTGAGAATTGTGGAGTAGACACTAATATAGCCACCACAGGAAGGGCATGTGTAATTTTATCTAACTTCACAGCCAACCCTGATTATTGGATTAGAAATGTTAAATTTGTAGGGTGTAATTTTTCAACTTATGTTGGACAAATGGCATTGAATTTAAATGAATACCATGACATAAGATTCGAGAAATGCGCTATAGGGGCTTTGAATACTAACCCGCAAGAGTCAATTAAACTAGTTAGTTCTATCAACCAACATGTTGTTTTTGATGATTGTAGTATAACACCAATACTGGGGAGTGATTCTTTAGTTGATAGTGATGGCGTTGCTTTTAATGTAACAGATGGTATGATTAACCCCTCATCAAGACATTTAGTTCATATAATAGAGAATGGATCGAGGGTTACAAGAACACCTGAAAATTATAAAATAGGCTCTATCGGGGATACACCAAGTGTAATACCATTACCAGACTTAGGGACACTTACTTGTTATTTAGACAATAATAATGCTAATAACCAGAATGCTATACAGGTTTTACTGACTGATGGTGGTACTGGAGCCTACGCCTCATTTATAGGGAACGCTGTTTCGTTTACGGAATTAGCAGACCCAAACAATTTATTTGCACCTCAAGATTCTGCTGTGGTTGGGCAATTTAGTGTATATTTAGACGTTAATACTAACCTCGCTATTTTTAACAATGTAGGGAGTACGAGAAATATAACTGTAAACGTTATTGGTACTAGAGTTTATGATGCGAAGATTACATAATAGGAGAATAATATAAATGCCAAAAATATACAAAACAAGTGATAAAACACTTAAAAAAGAATACGGAAATGACGATGGAATCAATCTTCAGGTGGCATTAAAGAAATTTGAAGATTTACTTCCATATCAGGATTATACAGCAAAACAAAATAGTATTTTTGATTTGGTTAATTACGACATACCAGATGTTGACGATATAACAGTGTTAGTACAGGGTTATTTTGATACTAATGACGGTGGTCAGGGCGTGTTTGTATGGGATTCAACAGTAAATAAAAACACTGCTAATGGTGGTACAATTATCGACCCGTCTACTTTAGGTGGATTTGATGGTACTACAGGAACTAGAGATTCTTTTCTAACTGCACAAGGTACTGGTGTGGGTACAGGGTGTTGGGTTAGGTTATACGAAGTAGTTTCAACTAAGCATTTTGGGTGTGTTGCTGATGGAACGGTAGATGATACAAACCCATTTAAAAAGTTTGTTTCATTTTGCATATCAGATATTAGGGAAGGTTTTATTCCAGCGGGAAATTATAGAATAACAGAAGAAATATTAATAAATTCTCTCTATGGTAGAGGGTTAAAGTTTTATGGAGAAGGGCAAGATGTTACTAGTATAATTGGTAATCACCTAGGTGATTCTATTATTAATATAAAAGGGTCTACACAGTTAGTAATTGAAAATTTAACTGTGACCGGAAGCTTTACGGGAGATTTCCCCAAGTGTGGTGTCATTTTAGGGAGAACATCAGCTTCTTCATCAGGTTGGCATACATTTAACTCGTTACATGTTACAGGAAAATTTTCAGTGTCCGCTGTTTATAACGTAGCTTCTGAAGGTAATCTTTGGAACAATTGTTTTATAATTTTACACGAAGATTCCACAGCTAAATATTCAGTATTTCTTTCAGGTCAGGATAAGGAATCTATAGGCGGTTTAACTTCCTCGACTATGCTAGGTCAAACTTTTAATGGTTGCCACATTTATTTAAACTCTTTAAATGCTGAATCAACTATATTTTTTGAAGGTGCGATTGGGTCGGGGAACATTTCTTTTAACGGGTGCTACTTTGTTACTAATGACGGTTCTTATGTGGAGATAGTATCAGGTTATCAAGACGGTAAGGATTGCCCGGGAGCGTTATCATTTAATAATTGTTCAGCAGAACCAATAGGTGCCAATCCTATAGTAGCTTTTAAGATTAATGTTCAAACAAGCCTGTTTTTATGGCAGTTAATCATTAAAGGCGGCACGTATGTAGTTAATACCGGGGGTAAAAGAGTAGAATACTCCAATCCTTCTAACCTTCAACCACTTAAAAGGGAAGACATTGATTTTTTAGCTTTAGAATCAGGAGTGGACATAACGTCTGTTGTAAATACCACAGATTATGGTGTCTACACACCATCAGCTACTACTGAAACATTAACTAGTGCGATTGGTAATTATGTTCAGCATGGTAATATAATAACCGTTAACATGGATATAATATTTCCGGCATCCGCTAGTTCTGTCAACGCTTCAGTAACCCTGCCTAAAAAAGTAACATCAGAACTTAATAATTGGGCTTGTGGGAACATTGGATTCACTGATAATTTGGCATGGGGTTCACCAATGGTGTACGGAACTGCGGGGAATAATCAATTATTTTTTACAAATCTATCTGCTCCATTAGAATTTTCTCAAGTGGCTGGAAAAAGATATATTATATCTGTAACTTATAAAACTGAGGAATAAAAAATAATGAAATTAAAAGAATTTAACTCAAAATTTGTTTACACGCCTGATAGAAAAGGTGCAGATCAGTGGGGAATACCCAATATTGAAGACGGGTTTATAAGAGACGACTGTGAAGGGTACGCTCTAGGACTTAGAAAGTACGTGGATGGTATGGAGAACACAGAAATTTACTTCTGCAAATTCAAAGGTCAAGGTCACGTTGTTTCTAAAATAAACGGTATGTATATAGATAATATTATGAAAGATTTTAAAGGTACCCTTCCAAAAGAATATACAGACTTAAGAAGGCTTTCTAAATTAAACGTGTGGTGGAGAATATTCTCAACTAAGATGTTTGGAAGAGTTTTATTTAATAAAATAATATAGGAGATAATTATGTCACGTGAATTAGACAATAGAGACGTTATGGGATTGGGAATTTCGCCATCGCAGTTTGGTGCTGTGGGAGACGGCGTTACTGATGACACAGCTATTGTCCAGTATGTGTTTGACACTTTTGGTGACAGGGGGAATATAAAATTCACCGCTAATTATGCTGTAACGGAGGTAACGTACCGAGGTATTTTAGGTAAGTTAGACTTTAATGGTTATAAGTTGGTTGGTGTATCAGACACCCCCGGCACGGGATCGATAATAAACTTAAGATGTGTTTACTGCGACATATTTACAATATGGACTGATGCCGAGAACAATCCAAACTACGGTAGTTCAGTAAGATGTTATGGTATTAATGCTAATGAGTTATTTGCCCAAAACAATATTTTCGGTATTATGATGTGGAACGCCACCTATGGTTTGGTGATTGGTGCACTCGAGGGTCAGCCAGTTGGTGAAGTATTCGGGTCTAACATATCTGAAAGCCACATTTATGGTTTACATGCTATCGGTGTTGAGAGAGTTATATACCAAAACCAACCCAATGGGTACAATCATATTATCGGTGGTGCGATCACTGTACAGGATAATGGTAATCCGGCTTGGGATTGGGATACATCATACTGTGTTCATAATGAGTGCAGTGCTGGTGGAAACATAATTCTAAGTAATGTTAATATAGTAAACAGTAATGGTGAAACGCAAGGAAATACAGGAAAGGGTCTGATTGGTAAAAACATCCACTGCACTGAAATTATAATGGAAGTCAAAGGTTATCATGAAGTAACCGGAAATATGAACATTGACGGACGTTTAATCGATGGCGGTGATGGATTCTATGAAGGCGGTTACTTCCAACTAAGTGATACCTTCGATACCACAGCGGGAGCAGCTCTACGCCTAACCAACTGCTTCTTCATGCGTCCAGATGGTACAGCAGAGGCGTTCGGAGAGACATTAGTCTCTGGTACAGAAAATACGCAAAATGTTAGAGTAGAAATTAACGATTGTACTTTACTCAATTACGACTGGATAAGTGATAGTCTATCGTATAGCCCTATAGTTAAAGATGCCAACTTAAAAATGGATAACTGTAGGTATATCATCAGAGACGGTGTTGGTACTGAAATCTTTAATGGATTTTTCAATGTTGACGGAAGCAGTACAATATTCAACACAGCAGACCCAGTGGGACATTCATTAACTATAATTGAAGACACAACAACTAAAGGTGGATGGGTACACATTTTCGGTCCCACTTCTGCGGGGCATTATATTAAAAAGAATGTTGTGGACGTGCCCGTGGGGTATGATGTGTGTATAGAGGTGGCTAGTACATCAGGAAATTCAGGACAATACACAACCGCAACTGGCACTAATGGGTTTGTAATCAAAGGTGCTAATAAAAAGGGAGTGGTATCCTGTTTGATGAAAGAATTTAATGACTTAGCAGGTTCTGTCTCTATAGTAGATATAGCATACTACGATTTTGCAGGTAACCCGTGCTCTGTGGGTGCATCGACAGAGAGGCTGTGTTTGTTACAAAATGGACAACTACCTTTCTGGAGAAGGCAATATTTCCGATTTGAAGCACCTGTTGATGCCTTTTATGCCGCACTAATTTTAGTACCGGAAAATGGTAAGCAGTTTGGTATAACAGATATAACCGTTACTTTAGGTGATTAACACAAAATTTGAGAGGTGAAACAGTGGAGGATGAAATTACAGGGTTTCTCAAAGACTTACTTCTGCCAGTTATTATAGCAATATTCGGTGGTCTTGTAAGAATCTTCAACGACAAAAGAGGTTTAAAACATTATACAATAGGTTTATTGTGTTCAGGAATTCTGACAGCCGCTTTTACAGGTATACTTGTTTATTGGTTAACAGCCGATCTTGACTTATCCGACAATGTTAGATCAGCAACGGTTGCTATTTCAGGGTACACATCTAGAGACCTTATTGGAATAATCGCTGATAAATTTTTAAAGAGGATGAAAAATGAACGCAATTGATATATTAATTACTGTAGTTCCTACCGTAGGTTTAGCATTGACTGTCCTTTATAGGGGTTTTAAAGTATCTTTAAAAGTAGACAAACATATAAAAAATGGAAGTGGCATGAGTTGTTTTTTGTGTGCGAGAGGGGTGAGAGCTGTTCATTCCATACTGATACTAACTGTTATGTTTATCCTTATTCAATTTTATTGGTATCTAACAATGATGCAAAGTCATTATTATAAAACTATGGCACATTGGTTATGGTGGATGTTCGACATTGGTGTTATGCTAACCTTTTTATTATTCGTGGGGTGCTTTGATCAACTAATGGAGGATTCCGATGGGTGATATAGGAAAAATAAAACGTGTAGTTATTCACTGTTCTGATTCCACTTGGGGTACGGCAATGGATATTAACGATTGGCATAAACAGCATGGGTGGGATATGATAGGTTATCACTTTGTTATAACCAATAATAAACCTAATCCTCATGGTCATATATTTCTGTTTAAAGATGGACAGGTAGAAGAAGGAAGAGATATAGATCAACTAGGTGCTCACGTTAAGGGATTTAACACAGGTTCTTTAGGGATATGTTTAATAGGAGAGCACTATTTTTCTATTAAACAATTAGAAGCACTAAAGGAAGTTGTACTTGAACTTATGGATATTTATAAATTGACAATGGACGATGTGTTTTGTCATAACGACCTTGATAAAAATAAAACATGTCCTAATTTACACTCTAATGAGCTAAAATTATACTTCTTAAACGAGATAGAAGTCACTGATATACATCAAGGCACTTTTATATAAGGAATTTAAAATGATGATACTCACTTTATTAAGAAATAAATATGTCGTTGGCGGTGTAGCTTTGTCTATACTTGTGGTTGTTGTGGGCGTGTATATATTGTCTCTAAAGACTACTATATCTATACAGTCAGGAACAATACAGAAAAATAAAAATATCATATCTGAACTGACTATATCTTTAAAAGAAAATGAGTCTAAATATAATCAGTTATATAAATCTTACAACAACAATTTGGTTGTTTGGGAGAGCAAGAAGAAAGAATTGGAAGATCAAATAAAAAAATCTCAGTCTTATGTACATAATGTTATATTATCTAAAAATAATCAATTAGAGAAAGTTAAAGAACTATATAAATCCTGTACAGAGTCTCAGTTGGAACCTATTACGATTGCGGCTACAGACTGTTCTGAAAAAGATTATAAAAGAATACTGGAGGACATAAATGACAAGGTTAAAATCGACTACTCTTCTGATGATAGTCTTATTTCTAATTTTAACGGGATGTGGTAGTAATCCTAAAGTGCCAGTGTTAAAATGTCCACCTTGTGAAGAGCAGAAACAGGATATAATAAAATTCCCGATGTATGAATATTGTGAGTTCCCAACTAAGACAGTTAAGTCTGGGATTGTAATGACATACTACGCTTTCGACAAAGAAAACTTTCTTAGTCTTCAAGACAATATACTGAATATGAAATCCTGTATAGAAAACGCTGAAAGTAGGATAAAATATATGTGCGACAACAACTTGATTGACTGTGAGGAAAAATAATGGAAAATACTGACAAAACTACTGTAAGACCTAAGATAGTGAGATACGCATTTTGGGCTATGACATATTTAGCTTTTTTTATACTATTTTGTTTTATGGCGTTGGCTTTATTTGGAGATAAAGATACACTAGTTCAGCTTATTGCGTTGTCTGGACTTATATTCACTCCATTAACAACTTATGCTACTATGGTTTATAGAAAATATGCTGATAAAAGATCAGAGGACAAGCGAATAGAAAATGAAAATTAATAGACCTTTATTGGGTTGTATTAGAGATTTATATAAGGAATTAAGTTTGTTGGATGATACATTTATATTATTGGGGGAGGATAAGGAGAGTATCGGGAGTAACCTTTTTGAAATCTATGAGGACGAAACCACGGAGAGCTTAAGGAAATTAGTGGAAGATATAAGGAGGTTAAACCGTATTTATTTACATTAAGGATTTATTCCCCTATCATTTAAAGTTTATACAAAATTCTAAGAGGTGAATTTACAAATGAGAATGTCAAAATTTCATAAAGAAGGTATTGAATACCTAGAATTTCAGCCAAAAGTAATTGAGTTTCTTGCCAAAAATAAAAGGTGCGTATTAGGTTTACCCACAGGTTTAGGTAAAACATTTGCCAGTTTTTCTTTGTTTTCGTATCTATTGGAAAAAGATGAATCCAGACAAATGATGTATATATGTGAAAAATCCGTCATTAAACAAGCACAGAAAGAACTTAATAAGATGTTTGTTGGGATTAAATCTTCATTATTATATGAAAATAAAAGAGATGAAAGAATTAAAATATACGAGGATTTTTTAAACGGAGAATCTTCAGTGTTGTTTTTAACTTATGACAACATCTCAGTTATGCAGAAAAAACTTACTAAATTAGAAAATGAAAAGTCGATCGTAAGAAAGAGACCAACTCTTAAAAATAAATCTAAGGAGGAAATTAAAGCATCCTTAGATGATAAAAATCGCCAAATAGAAGAATCTAACAGTGATCTTAAATATGAAATAAAATTAATTTTGGCAATTGCTAAAAAATGCATTTTATCAGTTGTGGACGAAGCTACTAATTTTAAAACTTACGGTTCAGTCCCCTTTGAAGCGGTTTCAAAAATTACCTATAGGACTTCTAGGTCAATAGGTCTTACAGCATCCCCCGTTATGAGATGGTTATTTGATTTCCAGTACATTTTTATGGGTTTACAGCTTAAACCAATTAAGATGGACTCATTTAGGAAAAACTTTTGTATTATGGAAATTGTCCATTCAGCTAAAGCCGATAGGTTTGGAAAAAAACCTGAAAAGCCAGTAGGCTTTAAAAATGTTGATTTATACTACGAAAAGATTAAACCATACTTTTATTCTAAAAATAAAGATGAAGTATCCGGACTTCCTCCTTTTAACATTTCTAAACATAATATTATAAGTTGTAAAATTACTAAAGATGCGATCAAGTCTTTGTCAGCGAAATACAGTTCAATCCCGTATACTTTAGAAGCGATAGCTGAATCAACTCCGTCAGTGATTTTAAAAACTACCGATGAACTTAAGTATTCAGCAAAGGAAAAGGAACTTCTTCATTTATTAGAATACGAATTATTCCAACAGAAGGTTGTGATATATTCCCCGTTTAAACAGTCAGTCTTAAGACTAGAGCACATTTTAAAATCAAGGTTTGGTGAAGATTACGCAACTTCCATTCATGGGGACACTGTTGATAGAGAGGAAAATAAGGAAGAGTTCATAAAAAATCCCGATTGTAATATAATGCTTATCACTGATGCCGCCGCAAAAGGTTTAGATGGACTTCAAGTGTCAAACGAACTTATATTTTATACATTACCCCCTATGGGTGGTCAGTTTGTTCAGATCGCCGGGCGTATTAGGAGGATTGGTTCTGAAAGTTCTCATTTAAATGTCAGACTTTTTCTTAACGAAAGTTCAGTTGATGAAGATTTATGGCTATTAGTCCAAAACGAACTCATCCTTATGAAAAAATCAGCACCTGATTCAGTGGATACGGGATTAATCGATGAATCGCAATTTAGCCTTATGGAAAAACACAAACAAAATCTCAAAGACCCTGAGGATTGGTTGAAAACAAGAATACAGTCTAGACGTAGTGGAGATTTAGAACTATGAGAACAAAAAAGCATTATCTCAAAATGGCAGAATATTATTTGGAATTTGTTAACGATGATTCCAAATTTACTGATAACAGGTTAACGTACGTAAAGTTGGCAGAGATAAATATTCAAATGGCTAACGCACTGCCGGAAGAAAAATCTTATGAGAAAAACGAAAAATCTTATAAGGAAACAAATCATGATCTGTGAAAAATGTCACGGTAGGGGATTTACTGAATCTGGTATCAAATGTAAATGTAAACTTGAGAGAGAACTAGGACTATATCTTCCGGCGATCACCAAAGGTGTTAAACTGAGAGAATCGATCAAAAATAAACCTGAGATTTCTAACAAGAATTATCTGATCATAAGTGCTGTCTCTGATTACGCTTCTATTTTAAAGACCCATTTGGTATGTAGATATATAGAAAATAACAATTATACCTATGGGATTTATAACGGTGTGATTTTGATTGATGCTTACGTAGGTGAAGATTCAGCTTTAGAGTCAATCAAAAATTTAGATATGTTGGTCTTAGAGCTTGGCAATGATACAGAAAATAAAGCTTTACCATCGGTACTTTCATATTTATTAAACGAGAGGTTTAAATTTAATAAAATAACGTGGGTATATATAAGCCCAAAAAATATCACCAGAATTAAAAATCTATACGGTCAAGATGTATACGATTTTATATTCGATTCAGGAAACTTCGTGAGGGTAAATAAATGACAAATGAACAAATCAATCCAATTTTTGATATTTACAAAATGAAACTACATGAAACTAAAAGTATTCATGTTAGTCCTCAAACAAGTGTTCAGATTTTGAAAGTTCCCGGTGGTTGGATATACAAATACTATCATTCACGTGAAACTGAATCTACAGTTTTTATTCCTCAACCAGTGAATTTAGGTTATACAGAAGAAGATTTTAAAACACTTGAGTCTAAATATAAAACAGCCCTTGATGGTTATAAGAAAGCTAGTGAGACAATAAGGGAACAAAGTATTTTAATTCAACACTGTGTTCGGTTTAGCGATAGAAACATAAAAGACGATTTAAAAATGATAATTTCTATAAACGAAAAATTTACCGAAATTGCTGAACAAATTAAATACGCTTTGACACTTATTGAATACGAAGGGAAAAAACCCAAGTTAGTTGAAACTTTAGAACAAATTCTTGTAAGTGTTGGAGAATAAATGTATCAGTCACAAATATTAAAATCTATTATAAATAACGAACAAGCTATTGCTCATGTTACCAAATTAAATAAACTTAATAAATACGTCTTTCCGGATGAAGAGAATTCGGCTCTGTTCAGTCTTATTTACGACCATTACTTAAAGTATGGGAAAATACCCACGTGGAACTATTTAGAAGACTTTTTTGTAATAGAAAAAGATAACCCGGCTAGGACGGCATATGAAGCGGTTGAAGAATTAAAGGAAAGTCAACCTGTAGATTTGGAAACATACCCAGATTTACAAATCAATTATACAGTTAGAAACAACGCATCTAATTTAGCTAGAAAGTTTGAACAGGAGATTAAGTCCGCTAACATTTCAGAAGTTCAGGACAAAGTATTCGATTTCTCTTCCAGTGTTTCCACAATTATAAGAGAAATATCGTCCACTTCTAAATCTGAAGTAAGAGCGTATGGAGACCATGCCGTTGAGGAAGCCAGAAAAAGATACGAACAGTCAAAGGAAAAGGGCGGTTTATCCGTATCTAAATACGGTATTAAACAGATAGATGACGTGACTGGGGGAATTTATAGGGACGATTTGATCTATCTTCCCGGATATTCAGGTCAGGGTAAGTCCACTATGGCAAGACAGGTTACATACAACCAAATTCTCCAAGCAAGGAATTGGTATTTCTTAACTCTAGAGGTTGTGGCTGAGACTACAATAGACCAATTTTACATACTACACAGTTCTAACCCCGATATATTTGGTTGGAACGCTCCTAGAATTACTAAAGAAGACGTAAAAAATGGGACTCTAACTCCGGAACAGGAAAGTTTTTATTTTGATAAAGTGATTCCAGATTTTACACAAAATCCTAATTATGGTAACCTATACATCATGAAACCTCAAGACCCACTTTATGATTTTGAAACATCTCTAGCGGACATTATGTATATCAACGTGGCTGAATTTCCAATTGACGGTGTCACTTTGGATTACCCACAACTCGTTAGACCTAAACGCAAAGGGAAAATTGAAAGAGAAGATTACAATATGATGTTTGCTATGTATAGGCAATTTTTCTTGTCTTTCAATGGTGGTATTCCTGCCATATTCCCTTCCCAAATCCGTAGAGATGCTTATTTAAAAGCTATTAAGGATAAATACAACAGTTACGATCTGAGTGTAATGTCAGATTATAATGAACAGGAAAGATCGGCTAGTCAGGTTATATCCATTATACAAACCCCAGCGATGTTGGAAGCGGGAGAAGTTCAAATTCAAAATCTTAAAGCTAGAGACTCTAGACCTTTCAAGACTTTTAGAATTATGAGGGACGGTTCTACGGGTGCTCATTATGAAAACAAACTACCGAGTTCTAAGGATATATCCGAAATTATAGACACCTTGGAGATATGACGTGGGTGTAAGGTATAAAAGAATAAATGTAAATTCCACTGATTGGGTTATAGACGTTAATAATGCGGTGGATTATATTATGGCTAGACTCAAAGACCACGTTTATATTCATTATGAGGCAACAACCACTAATAGTGTGTATCTCAAATGTTATGATGAAAGAATGGGTTCGATTAGAGTTAGTGATCATGAAGGTAAACCTTATAGTTATACGTGGAATATCAGGCTAGATAAGAAGGGTGTGACTATGAAGAACGAAAACGGGGTTCTCCGTAGATATTATGGACTCAATGTATTAAAAAGGTTCATTGTTGATTTTAAAAATGAATTAGAATTTGACGAATCTAAGGTTATAGAACTATGAAATACACTATTAAAGATGAATTCAAGAATTTAGAAGCGTTTATAATAGATGAAAATTACCCCGTGGTAATAATGGGAGACGAGCTTTATTGGATTGCCAATGAAGAACCCCCGGAAGAATTTGAATATGAGGAGGTTTCCGAAGTCGAATCTGGTACTGTTCCGGCAATCAGGCGAAATATTCAAGTTTTAATACCCAACGAAAATTTACACACTATAAGTCCAAATTCTAAGTGTGTGTGGGATTTGGGTAGATTTACCAATAATTCTGGTACTTCTTCTGATCTTGATTCCCCTGATAATCCATATAACACAAACGCTTCTGTAGAAGTTTCGGGATATTATACCTCAGGTGACGGTGGTGGCGGATTATTTAATTGGAACTCCAATAACACTGATTTTTATTTCCCTGATAATTCAAACATTAGAATTTATAAAAAAATTCTAAGTTCTAATGCTCCCGATGACTTTAAATTTTTTATTCATAAAGGTAAGAATAAATATTGTATTTATAATTCATGTGATTTATGCGACAATAAATGTGAAGTTGAATTAGAGGAAATCGAGACTAACGGACATCCGTACACTATGGCGGTGATAGATATTTCTGCTCAGGAGCCAGTGATTGTTTCGATGTTCTCGGGTGAACCAGTGTTTCTACAAACTTTCAGGAATAGACATTTAAGAGAGCTAGACTTGTTAAAATATATGGATGTAATATACAAGTCCCATTTCAGTGCAGACCCGGATATTATCCACTCCTACAAATATTGGGAATGGATTGATATTAATTTTCACAACAACTTTGATAAACTTATAAGATTTAACATTCTAACTGAAGAGGTTAATAAAGGTAATCTGAAATTTAAAGATGAATTGTTCAGTTTATATAACGAGTTTATAGAATCTATGAACCAACACATTAATAGTGAACAAAATACTTGACAAAGATATATCATTTGTGTTAGAATGTTTTATAACCCAAAAAGGGTACAATTTTTAAGAGGGTAATATAATGGACAGATCTGAATATTTAAGAGGAGTTAAGGCTCTATCCGGTTCTATTAACGACGTTATCAAGTCTTATGGTCTTATTGACGATCTAGAGAATGGTAAAAATACTAACTGGGAAGGAAATTTACAATCTATAGCTAATAAGGAGTTTTCTTGGTTAAAAACTGACTATGATGCTAAATATGATATGCTTGTGGATATGTACACCAAAACGTTTGTTGACAGAGTGGGCAAGGTTTTTAGCAAATATACGCCTATGTCAGATAGACTTAAAACTTTCATCTTTAAATCTGTAGAGGAAATCCCACAAATTAAACACAAAAATAAAATCATTAACCCAAATGAAATTCTGAATTACAAAAAATTTGATAAAAATAAAATTGTTTTTAAAAATTCCGATAATAACGAAATGTACCGGATAGTAGCAGTTGATGACAACAATAAAGGTATCGTAGTTACCGCACATTTATTAGGTCTGTCTACTTTGGAATCATATCTTCATTTTATAATGGTTCGTGCCGCTCAAGAAGTCAGCAAATATTGGTATAAGAGATACACTGATATGCAGGAAGCTTATGAATACGATGATGAAACTTCAGATGATGCGCTTGACAGACTCAAATTGGAGTCAGGCGAGTATGATTTTTACGAAAGTATGCCTCTAGTAGACCAGATAGCTTTTGATAACCTTATAAGTTTAATTAAAGACCATATGAACACCGATGAAGGTCAAACTGAGAAAAATGTCACTGTTTTCGAAATGCTTATGGATGGTTATAGTCCATCTGAGATAGCCAGATTTATGGAAGTTAGTTCGGCTAAAATATCTCAGAGAATCAAGATAGTTAAACAATCAATATTAGATGTAGCTGAATATCTCCATGCTAAAGGTGATAAAACGCTACTTAAACTTTTCAAAGATTATCAGGATATGTTTAAGCAAGGAATACTTAAAAGAGCACAACAAAACCCAATGACTAAAGATCAAATAAATTTCAGACTGCAGTCAGTCTGATCACCCCCATTATATAGGCGGGGAATTAACCCCGCCTCCCCCTCTATTTTATCATAATATATGAAACATAATTTTCAATTAACTATCAATGATGTAATTTCTAAAGAAATGGGTGTCCATCCCAAGGATTTTGATCATTTTATTAAATGTCCGTTTCACTCAGGAGACAACACACCCTCATTAAGAATATACCCCAGTAGTGACGATGGGGAAGGGTCTTATTTTTGTTGGGGTTGCAAATCTTCAGGCACACCAGTTCATTTTGTTAAACAATTTCATGAATATAGAACTTGGTATGAAGTTTATTCTCATATAGAAAGGGAATACGGGATTGTGGTTGAAAAGGTTGATTTTAGTAGGAAAGTGGATGAAACTTTGGTTTTCTATATAAATACACTAAAAAACAAAATTACAGATGTTCGTCATATTAGAGCTTTAGAGGTGGCAATTTTATTATATATTAGAAATCAAGATAAAATGGCTATAGAAAAAGTGATAAATAAATATTCGGTGGAGATATAATGGTAGAATTACTGAATGAATTTGAGAAAACGTACGACAAAATTAAAGACAAATCAATTTCCGAATTAATAGAAATTATAGAGTTAGAAATCAAATGTGTGAGTTTAGGTTCAATGCCCCCATTATATAGAGAGTCTTTAACGGCGTATTATAAAAAGAATATATGCACTCCTATGAAAAATGTATCCTCTAATCAATTGATCAGTGAATTGGAAAGAAGATCAGCTTATAGATTTGTATTAATAATTATATTCATAGACACTTTCAGCAAATATGGCAAAAGGGGCACTGTTTCTTATTGGTTTTCGGAAACAGTATTAGCCTATGTGGTTGATACATTTATAGATGGGAAAGATCAGGAAAAATACTATAACTTCATGGAGTTTATGATTAATGGATTTTAATATTTACAAACTTATTCATCCAGAGATTATTAAAGATGAATATATTCACCTACTTTATCCCAATGAAAACATAAATACCGATTTAGTTCAAGGGATAAATATAGAGAAAATCGAACCGTCAGACCAATTTTCCCATCAAAGTCTTTGTGAAATCAAAGACCATAAATGGATGAGGAATTGTGAGTTCATACTTTTGACTCCGGGTGAAGTTCCTAAAGAAGTATACGGAACAGAAATAAAACAGGTTCCCGATTTAATGTCAATTGTAGAAACAATCAAGTCAGAAGCAATGTTTAGGACTCACGAAAAGAATATTAAAACTAAAGAAGACAAGCCAATAGTTGCAATAGATACAGAGAACACAGGTCTTGATCTGTCTATCAAATTCGTTGGTGGGAGAATAAATAAGAATGTAGATATAATATCGGTACAAATTGCCGTGTCTGATACTAAAGCTTATTATATACCTATAGCCCATACTGGTGACGATTTAGTTATAAATTATGACTGGGAAACACAAGTCAAACCTTTTATTCAAGTGATTAAAAATGAGTTTTTCACTGTTTATCACAATGCTATATATGATATGCAAGTTGAGAGACTCCACGGAATTTTAATTGACGATTGCGATTTTGCGTGTACATTACAGTTGAACAAGATTCAAAATGGTTTTGAATTTTACCCTCGTCACATAGGTAACTACTTAAAGAAGATAAGTGAACATATACTTAATAGACCTATGATAGACCTAACTCAGTTATTAGGTTCAAAAGAAGACGTGATTCTTTACAATAGATTATCAGCGACTAGTGGCACGGCTTACGGTTGTTCAGATGGTGTCAATACCTATTCATTCTTTAATTATCTCACAGACCCCGATTTTGAGAGAAACCCATATATACATCAGAATTTTGCTACTCAAATTGAAATGAAAACAATTCCTGTGACTATATCTAAACACGAGTCTGGTATTCCTGTGAATTACGATAGGCTTAAAACTACACTTAAAACAATAATCCATAGACTCCAACAGTTGAAAAAAATACTAGATGAAGAGTTTGATTTTCCTCATATTAATTCGGATGAAAAGGTTGGCATACTTGCGGGTTCTTTAATGGAAGAGGATTGGGATGGTACTTCTCTAAATTTTGAAAAATTTATGATGAAAGAAATTAAAATGGTAATTAAAAATCAAACTTTAAAATCCGGGACTGTTAAAAGAACATATGCGTTCAACGATGATATAATCACCGCTATAACTCATCCCTCTAATGGTGCTCTGTCTAGAGGAGTTTTTGATTACATGACAGATGAAAATCGAAATAAACTATTAAGATTAATAGATATAATAGTTAAATATAGGTCATTATCTCATGAAAAAAGTATTTATGCGGCGTTGCTTGTGTCTGCAAAACGGGACGACCGCAATTTCAGTTTTGTAACTCATAATTTAAACATATCCGGAACCGACACAGGTAGGTTTAGCAATAAAAAAAGTTATGGAATTAGTCGTATTCAGGTTGAAGAGATGAAGACAAAAACGAAATTCAGTTATCAAAGTGGGGACGGAGGGTGTCCTAGTGTTAATTTTCAAGGGCTTAGTGGAACTAAATATAAACATTCCTCCGCTAAAAAGTTAACTAAAATTCCGGATAAATTAAAAGTCAAATTTGACGACATTAAAAACAAAATTGATGAACAATTTGTTAAAGATTTGAGAAAAATATGAAATTTCAAGAATTAAGGGATAAAACTGACGATTTAACTAATTTCGAAGCTTTTAAAAATTTACCTTTAATTAGCAATTCCAACATTATTAAAAATTTGCCTCAGGATTGGAAGAATTGGTTGTTCATTCAGAAGGCAAAAATAACTCATGAGAACAAATACGACTATTCTAAAGTGGTGTATAAAAGTAATAATACTAAGGTTGTTATTATATGTCCAATTCATGAAAGATTTTCACAACGTCCTGCAGATCATTTAAATAAAATAGGGTGTCCTAAATGTGGCAAATTAAATTATTTGAAGAAGAACAGATTATCTACACAAGAGTTTATAAAAAAAGCTGTAAAAATTCATGAGAACAAATACGACTATTCTAAAATAGAATATATAAATCATAGAACTAAAATCACAATTGTATGTCCAAAACATGGTGATTTTCAACAAACACCCAATTCCCATTTAAAAGGTAGGGGGTGCCCACACTGTGGTAAATTAAATTATGTTAATAAAAATTCTCTAACCACAAAACAGTTTATCCAAAGGGCTGTAAAAACCCATGGTGATAAATATAATTATTCTGAAGTGAATTACAAAAATACTACCACTAAAATCACAATTGTATGTCCAAAACATGGCGATTTTCAACAAACACCTTATAACCATACAAAAAAAACCGGATGTCCAATTTGTAATGAATCTAAAGGTGAAGGTAAAATTGCTTATTGGTTGAATAAAAATCATATTAAATACAAAAGAGAACACACTTTTAAAAATCTGCCTAGACTAAGGTTTGATTTTTATCTCCCAGATCATAATTTATTAATTGAATTTGATGGCATTCAACATTTCAAACCTATTGACAAGTGGGGTGGAGAAAAACATCTAATAAAAATAAAACACAGAGACCGTATTAAAAACCAATTTGTTAAAGAAAATAGTATAAAATTAGTTAGGATTTCGTATGGTTTTCTTAATTACGTTGGTGAAATTTTAGAATTTATATTATTTTCAGCAGAAAACAATTTCCAATTAGGGATTAATGATATATCATATTACAACTACAAATATACTATTGACTTACCCAATTGGATTTTTAGAAAAAACATTATAAAGTCTATGGCATTCACTAAATTGGGGATAACAAGTAATAAAATTTACGCCAGAAAATGTGAATTTAAAAAGGTTAGTTCTAAAGAAGCTTCTAAATTTTTCCGGGGAAATCATCTCCATAGTGGTGTGGGGACAAAATATTCATACGGACTTTACTATGACAGTGAATTAGTTTGTTGTCTTTCTATGAAAAAACACCTAAAATATCAATGGGAAATCCATAGGTTAGCGTCTATTAAAAATACGATTGTTGTTGGTGGATTTTCTAAACTTTTAAAGCAATTCATAGTAGAATTTCGTCCCGAAACTATTTTTACTTATGCAGATGCGGATTGGACTTTAAATTATGAAGACTCAGTTTATTACAAAAACGAATTTAAATATGTGGGATTAACCGAACCATCATATAAATATTATAATAAAACTAACGGTGTTGTGCTATCTAGACAACGGTGCCAAAAACATAAATTACGCAAACTTTTCCCTAAAATTTATGAAGACTACAAAACAGAGTCCCAAATTATGGCAGAAGCGGGGTTCACTAGAATTAATAATACAGGGAATTACAAATTCATATGGACAAAAGCATGATTAAATATGACAAATTTCAACAAGATTTTATTGAAGTTAGCGATTCTCATGTAAATATTCTTAATTCAGTTGCGGGTTCCGGTAAAACTACCACTGTGGCGGGTAAAATAAACTATTTAGTAAATACTCAAAAAGAATATAAACCAGAAGAGATAGTTGCAGTGACTTTTAATAATAGATCTGCAAGGGAACTAAAAAACAAATTGAAAAATGTTTCTGAAAATTTAAATAGTGTTAAGGCTTCCACGATACACAGCATGATGTTGAATTTTCTTAGAGAAGAAGGACACAAAATAAGAGTTATGTCCAGTTGGAATCAAATACTTCTTCTTAGAACTATTATTGAAAATAAATCGGGCTTAATATTCGAGAATAAAAGGGAAGCTACTTCATTCACTATGGAATTTATTAAACTGATTGATTTCTATAGGATTAATCACTTTTTAAGCTCTGTAGACACATTCAGTATCACTTCATACCCTGAAGTAGATAATAAATACGGGGTAAAAGACAAACTGTTTGTTAAAATTTATAAAGAATATAACAATTATAAATGTGAAAACGGTTTTTGGGACTTCCAAGATTTGATATGTGAAAGAGCTATAGATTTATTAAATGAAGTGGATTTAATTAGGTCTATCCGTGTAATTTTTATAGACGAGTGTCAAGACGTGGATGCTTCACAATTTTATTTATTCACTACCTTGTTCAACCATAGAAAGTTTTATTTGATTGGAGATTTATATCAAAAGATTTATAGTTGGAGATACGCTTATCCTGCACCGATGTATGATGAGTCCTTTTGGTTTGATAGGAAATATAAGTCTATATCTAATTTTGAACTGGCTAATAACTATAGATCTACGGCTAATATTGTCAAACTTTTTAACGCTCACCGATTGGTAAATGACAAAATTTCTAATATTCAATCAATTCCAATAAAAGGAGAAATTCAGGGGTCAGTCAAATTGTCCACTGTAAAAACAGATTATGACGAGGGTAAGTATATCGCTGAAAAAATTAAAGATTTAATTAATGATGGTATATCCCCTAAGAATATTGTCGTGTTGGGTAGAACTTCAGGTTTTTTAAAAACGATTGTAGAACCTAGTCTGGTTGATTTAAACATAGAATACAAAATATCTACACCTCAATATAAAAAGAAACTCATTGAAACACCACTTAATAAAATTTTAATAGCTTTTTTTAATCTGTTTATATCGGATGATGATTTTGATTTGATGGCGGTGTCTAAGTATTTTAGAGGAATATCTCCCAATACCATGAATAAATTAATGGATGAATGTATCTTAGGTAATTATGAATCTAAAAAGGCTATAGGAATTATGTACTCAATTAAGTCTAAAGTTAAAGAAATTATCAATAATACGGTAATATCAGATTATAATATTTACTTTTCTAACGTGATTAGAGATTTTATGAGTATAATCAAACATCACGTTAAAGATTCGGAATATACTTCTAGGCAATTTTTGATTTCTCAGAAGATTTTTACCAATGTTATATTTTCCTTAATTAAGGAAAACAGTTATTCATCCGTTGAAGAGATTATCACGGATTTAACCATGAGTTTGTCATCTTATGAAGAAGAATCCGATTGTGTGATATTGACTACTATCCATCAGTATAAGGGGTTGGAAAATTCTGTCGTTTTCGTGGGTAATTTGACGCATACCGGACAATTTAGAGATGATGGTGACGAGTCCCAGTTGATTTATGTGGCTTTGTCTAGGGCGGTTGATAAATTGTTTGTTGTTGATTCAAAATTTTCAGTTACTAGGAAATTTGGTACAATAACATCTAAATTAAATCCCTATTGGGCTAAAACTAAACAGTATATTATAAATGAAAAGAGAAAACAATCTTGAGAAAGTTTTTAGTAGAAAACTTTGTCTTTAAACATGGAGGTATAATGGAAAACGAATCTACTAAACAATTGAAGGAAAAGCTATCAAGGCTAACATTAACTATGGAAATTCCCCAGTTTAGAAGAACATCTGTGGGATGGTTGAATAAAAACATGAAGGTTAGAAATGCGGAACATAAAAATTTCAACGAAGCTCAGACTATTATAAAGGAACTCATCAGGAGGGGTGTGTGATGTACGACTCCAAGAAGGAAGTTTTGGATTTAGCTAAGTCCCATTCTCTAAAATATAAAGTTCTATCAGACAATCATGTGAAAGTATTAATACCAAGTTTAGGTAAATATATAAATTTCTATTGTTCATCTGAGAGTTTTAATATTGACGGTGGTAAAAAAATCAGCAAGGGATTAGACATTTTCAAGGAATACGTCACTAATCCCTCTTTTAGAAAGTCTTTCGGCAACGATCAGATAACGGAAACGCCTAATCCGTCAGAACCAAGTAAAAATTTGCTAGAGTTAAATAAAAACGAAGAAAATCCCGGAATTTACAAACTTAAGTACAAAAAAGTTTATGAACAGGCTTACCCACCTCACAAATCTTACGACACAGATGCCGGAATAGATTTGTTCGCTATAAAAGACCAAGAATGGAAAACAATTATCCCGGGGATTTACACAATGGAACTTAAAACTGGGATTGCGCTTGAAATTCCTAAAGGGTTTTATTTAGCAACAGCTCCTAGATCATCTTCGCTGTTTGGTGAAGATACTTATGTTTTTCATAGCATACTCGATGCGGGATATATGGGTGAGATATCCTTTAAGCTTTTACATTTTAATTCGGATTATAAAAATTTAAAAAGTATTAAACGAGGCGATAAAATAGCACAGGTAGTTATGATACCGATCCCCCATATTTCTAAAACTTTTGAGGAAGTATTAGAGTTGCCTATACACTCAGATAGAATGGGCAACGGGTTTGGGCATTCCGGTAAAAATATAGGAGACACAATATGAAATGTTCTTGGTCAATTAACGTAGATTATAATAACAGAGATATGTCTGGAGCTTTCAAAGCTTCAATAGTAGCATCGTGCACGTTGGTAGAGAATATAAGATACGTGGCGTTTCAAAAGTACACGTCCATGCTTTATAGTAAAGAACCCAATTTAGACACTAAAGCTGTGTATGCTAAATGTACCGAATTACTTAACGAACATATTGAAAATTCATCAGTCATAGCAAATGCGTCTAAGTCATTTGTTAAAATATTTGGTTCAACAGTTAAAGTATATCAAGAAGACGGTCTTGTTATAGATTTTTCAGTGAAATCTCTTAGAGAAATGGAAAGAAAAATAAAAAGATTTAAAAAGTGGATAGACAAACTGTTTAATGAGATTGAAAGTTTAACTGGAAAGTGGTTTCTTCTAGATTATGATCACAATAAGATGTTTGTAGAAGAAAAATCTATAGATTATAAACCCTTATCGGAAGTTAAAACATACAGTCAAGAACCGTCAGCGGTTGACTTAGATGACGACTTAGACGAAAGATTAAACAAAATATTTGATGTATATTAAATAAAAGTGTGTGCTAGCCTATCAGCCTATGGACTGAGATGGATTCACAAATAAATTTAAGAGGTGACGTAATGTCAAAAAGGCAATTTGAAGAATTGGATATGGAAGATGTAGAAGTCAAAGAAGGTGTGGAGAAATTCAAATTTAAAGAAGGTAAAAAATACCGGATTGGATTTCCATTCATCAACGAAGAGACTGGTAAAGTGAAGATCATACCAGTCCGTTATTATAAGTTCAATCAAGAACTTAAAAAATCTTTTTTGGTTCCTGAAAACGAAGCCATGGCTGAAAAGTGTGAACCAATCATGGGTGAACCAGCAACTAGGTTTGTGACACCTGTGATCATATACGCTACGGATAAATCCGGCATGCCTTCTAAACCACTTGAATACTCAGTTGAACCCGTAGTAATGGACGGAAGGAAAGTTAAAGCTCTTCAGACTATATCTATGGAATGGGGTCTTGCAGACCACGATGTGTTTGTAAATGTTGAGGATGAAACTTATCAGACTTTAACATTCTCACCTGCAAAAAATTCTCTGTGGTCACTTAAAGACGATCTGAAAAAGGCGGTTATAAAGGAAGCAGAAGATGTGGCAAAAACCATGCATCAAGCTGTTGCGGCTGATGTATCGGACGAAACTATCAAAAGATGGTTAAGTCTAGATGAAGAAGATAGCACCGATGATGAAATCATGCCTAAATCAGGTGGCTCCAAATCCGGCAAAAGCGGCAAAAGTAAAATCGATGACGACGATGTAAATATCGATGATTTGCTTGGTGATGATTAAAAAAAGTCAATAAGAGGGGGTTAAAATCCCCCTCTTCAAATTCGAAGAGGTATTAATGTCTATTATCCTTGAAACTGCGGTTAAAATTAAAAACAACCTACCCGGGGTCATTCCGTGTCCCGTGGGAGACGTTTATACGGAATCCGCTATTAATATTATGAAAAATTTAAATGGCGATTTCTTCAGTGAAATTATTAAAGAAGTAGAAGACTCATATTTGTCGTCTAAAATGACTAATAGGTTTAATGAACTTACTGCATACGGTATATTTGTAACTATGCAGTCTATGGGTGTAATTAAATATAAATCTAGTGGAGTTTATCCCTCTGAAGATTTTGAAGAATGGGACGATCTGATCAAAACTTTAAAATCAAAGGGTGAGGATTACAGCGACCCCAATATTGACCCATTTATGAATATGAGATTTTGTGAGGAGTTTGGTGTCAGTACCCATATAGCCATTATGGTCAGAATGGCTGATAAAATCACTAGAATTAATCGTCTTTTATCTAAGAATTTAAAAAATTCGGTTAAAGATGAGTCTATTATGGATACATATGCAGATCTGTTGGGGTATTTTGTTATACTGGTATCCCTAATAATACATGAGGTAGAACAATGAAAGAAATTCTTGAAATCTTAAATGAGGAAGATAAGAAAATAGTCGGACTTTTGTTAGGTAAAATAGAAATAGGCAAGATTAATTCCTCCCAAGATGTCAAAAACCCATATGCGGGTTCTTATGAATCATGGGGATTTTTCAATTCTATGGAGATTGATGTACACCAAGAGTTGTCACTTAAAGAATTGGATATACTTTCCGCTTTAAGTGTATACTTGAATCAAAGAATAAGTTTGCATCAGTTTTACATCAGAAGAAAAATTAAGTCTGATAAGTATAGATCAGAACTTGAGGATTTAAATAAAAGGACGGCATCGTTTATTTCGGCTGTAATTTCCGACAAAATTTAAGGTTATAATAAACACGAATTTAGTAAGCCGTGGGAATCAACCCACGGCTTATCTGTCTTAAATATAAGGAGTAATAGATGATAGAAACAAAAATATCCGAATGGGCATGGAATACTAAAGAATATAGATACGGTGATGAACCGGAGACTGGACAAGGTGGTACTTATAATAGAATGGCTACTACCCTTTTTCCAGAAAATTACGAACCTTATGAAGAAATATTTGAGTCTCATAAAGCATTAACAGCAGGAAGAACTACGGTTGGTCTTGGAACCGGAAAAGATGTCTCATTTTCAAATTGTTACGTTCTTCCCATTGGAGAAGATTCATTCGATGGGATTTTTAAAGCTATTCGTGACGAAGCTTTAACTCTCAAGAAGGGCGGTGGCTGTGGATTTAATTTTTCAATTCTTAGACCTAGGGGTGCTCCAATTAAATCTACCAAAAGCGTATCTAAAACAGGTGCGTTAGGATTTCTCCAAATTTTCAATGCGGTGGGTGCTCCGATAGTGGGTGTTGGAGATAGGACTCAAGCTTTAATGGGTGTACTTAATGTGTCCCACCCGGATATTCTTGAATTTATAGGTTTTAAAAAAGACGGTGGATTATCAGGATTTAATTTATCTGTGGGCATAACAAACGATTTTATGGAAGCTGTTGTTGAGGATAGAGATTGGGATTTGAGATTTCCGGATATTAATTCAGAATTTTATACTAAAGAAAATTGGTTTGGAAATTTAGGTAAGTGGGAGTCTGAGGGGTTTCCTGTTAAAGTCTATAAAACTGTCAAAGCAAGGGAACTCTTTGATAAAATAGTTAAAAATTCATACGAATTTGCCGAACCCGGCGTGGTTTTTTTGGACACTATAAACAAATCCAATGTACTTCAGATACAAGAATATCTTCAATCTACAAATCCTTGCTTGGTTGGTGACACTTTGATTTTGACTGATAAGGGCAATGTTCCTATTAGAGAAATTGAAGAAGGCGATATGGTTCTTACCGGAGAGGGTGTTTATAAGCCAGTTCATAAGAGACTTGATAACGGTATTAAACCAGTGTATAAACTGACTCTCACAAATGGTCAGTTTATAGAAGTTACTAAAGATCATAAAATATACACTCCCGATGGTAAAGCTTCTGTGGAAAATTTAAGAGAGGGTGACAAAGTGTGTATTTTGCATTCTACCCCTAATGAAATTGAAACCGAATTTTCTAAAAATGCCACTTACCATGGGGTCATGGGTTGGGCAGTGGGTGATGGCTGGGTAGAAAATAAGAAGAAAATAAGTATGTGTTTCGGCAAGGATGACGATTACGCCATGAATTTAATTGATTCATGGTTAGTTGAAAACGAATACCCGCATACAGAACCCAAACAAAAAGTTAATAAAAAAGCATGGGGAGAAATTCCTAGGTACACTTCAGTCGGAGTTAAGCTGTTTAATGAATTCGCTGTAGATGGTTATATTCAAAAAGGGGCAGGCAATAAGAGAGTCCCTTATAAAATTTTCACTTCTACTCACAACGAAATAGCTGAATTTTTAAGAGGTCTATTTTCCGCCGATGGACATATAATTAACAGAATAGGCAAATCGGTAGAAGCTAGACTAACTTCTAAATCCATAGGTCTTCTAGAGGATGTTCAAAATTTATTATTTAGGTTTGGTATCCAGTCCAAAATATATGATAGAGGAAGGGTTAGGGATGGTGAACTTCGTCAGTGTTATGATTTATGCATAAACGGAGAATCGCTTAGACTATTCAAAAAATATATAGGGTTTAAATATTCTCCTAAAAAAGATGCGATTTTGTCTGAAATTCCTGAAACGGTTAATAACTATGGGAAAAACAAACAATATTGTTGTATAAAATCTATAGAACCTTTATACGAGGAGGAAGTATACGACTTAATGGTTTATGATATTCACTCCTATTACGCTAATGGGGTATTAGTGTCCAACTGCGGTGAAGCCATACTGCCCAAGTTTGGTTCGTGCAATTTAGCCTCTATCAATATTGTACAGCATATAATACATCCTTTTGGTGACGATGTGTGTGTAGATTACGATGGTATATACCAAACAGTTGAATTGATGGTTGATGTTTTAGATAAAGTCGTGACTTTAGGAGCGGACAAACACCCTCTTAAAGAACAATCAGATGAAGTTAAAAATAAACGTCCCATTGGTTTAGGTTTTACTGGTTTAGGTTCCGCTTTAGCCATGCTTAAAGTTATATACGGTTCTAAAAAATCTATAGAAATAACTGAAAAAATTATAAAAACTATTAGAGACTCTGCGTATAAGAGATCAATTCAATTGGCTAAGGAATATGGGGCTTTTCCGGCGTTTAATTTAGACGAATACAAAATGTCGAGTCTTTGGGATGGTCTCCCGGATGATATAAAAGTGGGAATTGAGACTTATGGTATTAGAAATTCTAGAATTTTATCCGTGGCTCCCACAGGTACGATGTCACTTTTTATGAATAACGTTTCTGGAGGAATTGAGCCTATATTTGATTTGGAATATTACAAAAATCTTAGAATACTAAATTCCAACGATAAAGAAAAGGTAGAGGTTCAGGATTATGCGTGGGCTAAATATAAAGAGTTAAATCCAGATGTTACAATAGAAACCAAACCCGCTTTTTTTGTAACCACGGAAGACATACCAGTTGATGCCCATATAGAAATTCAAGCTGTGGTTCAAAAATATGTAGATCAGAGTATCTCTAAAACGGTGAATGTACCTAGTGATTACCCTTATGAAGATTACAAGGATATTTATTTGAAAGCGTGGAAAAAAGGTATTAAAGGCATGACTGTTTACAGACCTAATAGTGTCGTTGGTCAAGTTCTTGAGAGAAAATCCGAACAGAAAGGCACTAATGTGGTTGATACTCAGATGAAAGATGAAAGAATAGCCATTAACCATGTAGTTCCGTATATGAACAATTCTAAATTGTATGTAACCACGTCTATTGATAATATGGGTAATCCTCTTGAAGTCATCACTAAAGTGCCAAAACCTGCGGCGGTAATATCTGGAAAATACGACCCTATTTTACACCACAAGGAAATGAGCAATTGGGATTTAATATGCAGACTTTCGTCTCTGTGTATGCGTTATGGCGTACCACTTGAAAAAATTATAGAACAAATGGATGACTCTAGCTATAACATGTACGATTTATCGGCTATATTGTCCAGAATTCTTAAGAAATATCCAAGAGATGTTATAACTAAAGACAATGGTTATAAAAAATCAAAAATCCTTTTTGATTGTCCTAAATGTGGAAAGAAAACCTTAAAAAAGGACGGTGGATGTTCTGAGTGTATATCAGAAGATTGTAATTATACAGCCGGATGTGGTTAAATATTAGGGGGACTAATGTCCCCCTTTTATATAAAACTAAAATAAACTAAGGAAATAATAAATGACATCAGACGGAAATTCTAAGAAGACTAACATTCTGTCTATTTTTAATGTAAGAAAAGATATAGAGGATATTCTCAAAATTCCTCTTATAACCCTTAAAGAAAATGCGGATGACATATCCGAGATAAGGCTTGAAATTGCTGAGATTATAAAACAATTTATATATTCTGATTTACCCATGCATAAGGTTGCCAATGAAATTATAACTCACGAAACAGCCGAAGATGCTCACAAAATGATAAATTCAGAATTTAAAAAGAAAGCTTTAGCCAAAATTCATCGTACTAGGTACGAATTGGAGGATATAATTACAAAAATTAAAATTGATTATTATCCATCGGCTTTGACAATCCAAGGTAACTCAGAGTCACTTCTGAAAACATCTAAGATTGAAGCTATAACTGATTCGGCTCTTAACAAATTAGTTTCTACTAACGCTCAGAAAGAACGTGAAGTTGAATATATTATGAAAGATCATAACTATTACTTTGATAAGATCAATATAGAATTTAAAATGGTTAAGAATTATCTTGTTTGGGTAGAAGACCAAATAGATTATGCCAATAAAATGGATTCTTTTATAAGATTAAATAAACAATTAGACGAATCCTTGATGTTCGGTCAGGGTGGAAGTTTAGAAATTTAAATTACAGGGAGAAATTCTAATGAAAAAATCAATAGCGAAAAACGACAAAATTGTAGAGGAAATCAACAGGCTTAAGGAACTCCAAACACGGCGCAAGGAAATTGAAAAAGAAGAAAAGAAGCTTAAAGAAGGTCTAAAAAAGATTGCCATCGGGGCTGGGATTTCTGTGGAAGATGATTTTGAGTTTGTGTGTGGTGACGATGTTCTAGCAAGAGTGTACCTTTTACCTATTCGTCAATTCGATTCTAAAAGATTTAAAGAAGAAAAAGGTGAGGACGAATATAACCTATTCACACGGGAAGTTGTTCAAACCCAAATAGAGTACAAATAAGGAAGTTATATGGCAACACCAAGTAAAAAGAAAGGCAATAAATTTGAATCCAGGGTTTGTGAGTGTTTTTCTAGCAGATTTGAAAGTCTGACAGGGGCTAAAAATTCTTTTGTAAGAAATCCCTATTCGGGTTCGGCTACAGGTGGTAAGAATGCCAAATTAGTCAGAGACAATGTTGAGGAACATAAGAATTTCGGGGATATAATGACCCCTATGGGGTTTAAGTTTGTTATAGAATGTAAACATTATAAAGATCAACCTACATTTTCATTTGTGGTTAAACAGTCTATCGGGAATTGGGATAAATGGATTAACCAAGTTGAAACAGACTCTAAAACTTCAGGCAAAAAACCCCTGCTTATTATAAAATACAATCTCGTTGATGAGGTGGTTTTTGTAAATGATGGGACTTATACAGAAATTCAGACAATAGGTGATACATGCCTAAATCCTGTTATTAAATATAAGGGTTGGTGGGTTTATAGATTGAATGAATTCATAAAACTTCCAGACAAATTTTTCTTTAAGGAGTCGCTTTAATGTTTAATAAAGTAATAGACGAGATTTACAAAAAACACGGCAAACAAAATGATCTGATAATATACGACCCTAAAAGGTCTGTACAAGCCATACCGTCAGGTTGTTTTGCTATTGATATGGTTACTGGATACAATGGTTTAGCCGTCAGAGGTAGACTAGTAGAAATCTTCGGAATGGAATCCTCGGGGAAGACTACTGTAGCAATTCAGTCATGCGCTGAAACTCTTAAACTTCCGGGGGAATTAGGCGTTCTGTATGTAGACTCCGAACAAACGTTTGACCACAGTTACGCTAGGTCATTGGGCGTGGACGTTGAAACTAACTCTAGATTTTTGGTTGTTCAACCCAATAATGCGGAAGAGGGTATAGATATAATAGATTCCACTTTTAAAAAGTTAGGCGACAAGTTGGGATTAATCGTGATTGATTCAATTGCGGCGTTTAAACCCAAATCTATGATGGAAGGGAACCCTCTTGAATCAGGACAAAAGGGGGTACATGCCCAATTGTGGTCTGAATTTGCGCCTAGACTCAATTCGTGGGCTAAGGTTAATAACACAGCGGTACTTTTAATAAATCAATTAAGGGCTAAAATTTCTATAGATAGAAACTCCCAATTTTCTGCATCTAATACCGGAATGGGAGCAGGATTTTCTAATACTGACACCCAACTAACAACGACTGGAGGTAATGCTCTTCGCTTTTATCTTTCAGCTAGATATCTACTTCAACATTCGTCAAATATAAAAGAATCAGTAGTGAACACACTAACTGATGAAATAGAGGAACAAAGGGTTGCAAATTTAATTACAATTAAAAATGTAAAATCTAAAGTTTCTTCACCTTTTTCTACCGCTAAATTCGTTATTAGATATGGGGAGGGCACTGATGATTCCGAACCAATATTCAATCTGTGTAAAGCTAAAGGTGTGATTAAAAATACTGGTTCTTGGTTTGAATATAAAGGTTCAAATGAAAGTTTGAATATACGTGAAAATGGTAGAGTGAGATTTATGGATAAATTCAGACATCACGAGTATTTAGAGGATGCTAAAAAACAAATACTTTCTGATGGTGGACTTGAAAATTTAGGTATCGACAAAATAGATGCTTCTGTGGAAGGTGAAGAGGTAGACTTATGACATACGTTTTGTTCCCTACAAAAATAAAATATGTGAGGGATAAAAATGCTTATAAATACTGATCAACAAATAAATAAAAAAGTTCTGACTGATATGGTTAAACTACTTAAATCATCAGTTCATAAACTTACTGTACCCAGATGTAGGAAAAGAATTTCTATTAAAGACATTGATCTAAATAAAGTAGTTTATGGTATAATGGATTCATACGCTGGACTTGAGGGTTCGGAGTACGATGTGGTTGTTGCTAGATTTCCACTTGAAACCATTAGAGTGGAATTTATTGCCGGGGCTTTAGATGAATTTTATGATAAAATGAGGAGTTTAGATTTTCAGACCATTTCTGTATACGAAAGAACTCCTGATAATATGGAATCAGTGGTTAAATTCAAGTACAATTTGGCTAGAGAGGTGGAAAAAATTATAGACTCTTCTAGGTTAGCTAAGACTCATAATATCGTCTCCACAGTATCTATGCATTTATCAAACGATGACAAATTTTTTGATAGGACAGTGGGTCAGACCGATCTTACAGACCCAGAGTTCGATTTCGTGCTTGAGGTGGCTTTAATTCAAAATTAAGGAATAAAAATGGGCAAAATTTCTATTAAAAATTTCCAGTCTTTAAAAGATGTATCTTTAGACGTGGAAAAGGGAAAATTCACTGTAATCGTAGGCAAAAGTTCGTCTGGTAAATCAGCTATCAGGAGAGCTTTGCAGGTTTTGTTATATAACGAATGGGATAAGTCTTTTTTGCGGAAAGGCGAAAAGATTTCCGAAATTTCATTAGATTTCGATGGACACACTATATCTAGGATAAAATCCGGAACCGGAACTAAAAACTCGTATATTGTCAATGACGTAGAATACCCTAAAGTAGGAATATACGTTCCTCAAGAATTCAAGGGGTTAGGAATTGAAAAAATGTCTGTTCAAGATAAAGATTACGATTTAATCGTATCGTCCCAATTGGACTCCTTATTCATAACAGATATTAAAGGCACACCCGGCACTAAAATTCTAAATAAGCTGTTTGGGGTGGAAAAATATGAAATAGCCTCTAAATTAGTTCAAAAAGATTTATATAACAAAAAAGTAGAATTAACAAGTCTTAAATCGTCTCTTGAAGTCGAGAGTAAGCTTTTAGAAGAAACTAGGCTAATCTATGATAAACTAGACAGTTTGCAGACTAAAATCAGTTTTATTAACGACTTAGATAAGGTTGGGCTTTTAAAGAAACAAATTGAAGACTTAACGCTGTTTGTTGATTTCTTTAACAAACTAGTTAAAAATCAAAATTCGTTATCCATACTTCTAGCGTTTATAAACAAAATTGAAGAAATCGACAAATTAAAAGGTCTAATCAAGATAGAAAAAGACGTAGTATCAAATTATCAGAATATGGTCAATTCATTAGAAAGGTTTGACCATATCAAGTTTAGTATAAATCAGATAAGGAATTTCAGAGATCGAATTTTGGAAGTATCTAAAATTAAAGAGGAAATAAAAGTCGAATCTGATTTAGTTGCAAGCATGTCCAACATGAACAAATCTGTGAAAAGGTCTATACTGATTGCCAAATTTATCAATAAACAACGTGATTTGGATATAATTAAAAGCGAAATTTCTGAGGTTTCCGGAAAAATAGACTTGTACAAAAACGCAGTTGACTTGTTAAACCAGTTAAACGATAGGCACGAAAAGTTAAACGAATTAAATAACTTAACTTATACTTTAAATACACGTTTAACGATGATTAACACACTGAAAGATACGGAGATACCTGAGATATCTGAAAAAGTAACCCAATATCAGGGTGAATACGACAGGTTAATTAAAGAAGTGTGCCCTACTTGTGGAAGGAAATTCGATGTATAAATTTATAGTTATTAAAGACCCTCACTTCAGGTTTGGGTTTGACAAACCTCAAGGTAGAACGGATGAATTTGAAAATCAGATTGATGCTAAAATAGAATTTTTGTGCAAATACGCTGAGGATAACGGGGTGGATGCGTTGGTTATCCCCGGAGACTTGACGGATAAGAAAAATCCCTCGATGTATTCGTGGGGTCAAGGTCAGAAAAATATTGATAGATTTAGAAATTTGTCCAAATCGTTTGATAACGTTATGTTTAGTTATGGGAATCACGACCTTCTGTTTTCAGCAGAAGAAAACAAAAATCAAGCTGTTCTAAATCAAGCTGTTCTTGAAATAAAAAATTTAAATGAAGTGTCAGAAATACCCTATACTCCTAATGGTGTTTTTGATAGTTCCGACTGTCCTATATTTGTGGGTGTCAATTATCAGAAATCAATTGAACTTTTAAGTGAAAAATTAAAAGAGATGAACACCAGATTAAAAAAGATTAAAAAGGACAACCCCGGTAGGAAAGTGGTTTGTTTAGTTCATGAGCATGTCATTCCTTTCAAAGAGAAGCTTAAATATGTGAATTGGATGACATATCACGACTTACTTGAGTTTGATAACGTGGATATATGGTGTTTCGGTCATTTACACAAAGGGTTTGAAACTGAATTTGTTAATAATAAAAATGGTGATTCAGTTAGTTTTGTAAATCCGTGGAGTTTCACTAGATTAGCTAGAGACCATTATGTAGTAGATTCGGAACATAAACCTGAGATGGTAGTGGTAACAATAAATGACGGCACGTTAGTTTCTCACGAAAAAATTACAATACCGCATGAGCACTTTTCAAGAGCTTTCATAACCAGTGAATTAAACATAAGCAGGTCATTTAATGAACAATTAGACGCATTTGCTACTAAACTTAAATCTAAAGTGAGGACTATAAGTTTGGAAGATATAAACGATGAAATCAAAGACTCGGTGGTGGATTACATAAATCAAGCCGAAAAAATTATAGAGGTATAAAATGAGTGATCACAAAAAAGTTTTAGAAGAGATAAATTCTAATCTCACATCAGCCAAGATCAAGTTGGGTTCTTTAGAGTCATCCTTAGAAAGCAAACAAGAAGAACTTTCTGAGTTAGAAGAAAAAATTAAGGAGGTTTTCGGAACCTCAGATACCAAGAAACTTGAAAAAGTTAAAGAAAACCTTATAAAAGAGGCGAACGAAATTATAGAATCACTGAGGGAGCTTGGTGTAACAGATTTGGAGGAAATAAATGTCTAGTTTTAAATTAAATTCAAGTGACACTAACAGAATTCTCAAGTTTATGTCAGCTTTCAAGTTTGCTGAGAGTGTAAATATAAGATGTGATGAGTCAGGGTTGTCCATTCATATGAACGATCTTTCTGTTCAAGGTGTTTGTAGACTGCCTGTGATATGCGATGAACCCACGGAGTTCATTTTAAATAAAGACGTATTCAAAAATATAATTAAAAATACGTCTGTGTCTGTAAGTTTCTTCACAAACGATAGCAATGCGATAAAAGTAGTTATAGACAAAACAGAACTCAATTTAGCTTCGATTGATGCATCGTTCGATGAGACCTACATCATTATCGATAAAAACGATTTTAATGAAGTGGAAGTCTCATCATCGAGGTTTGAAGAAATCGTGGCTAATATGGCTGTGGTTAAAACTAATAACTCATTCATGATAAACGTTATGGAGCTTAGTGAAAAATCGAAGTATGGCTCATCAGCTCATATGTTGTCTTATCAAACTCCTGAGTTGAAGGAGGTATCTTGTAATGTTACAAGTGAATTTTATCGTTTTATGAGTGCGTTGGTTAAATTTAAGGAACCAGTTCAAATAACAAAATCATGCGGACATCTGTTAATTTCGGTTGAAGGGGTTCAGTATATCACTGAATTGAGTTCAATGAATTTCGAGGATATAGAAGAGGTATTTGAACAGGATTGTTTGATTGAAGTTTCTTTCAATAAAATAGATATAGTGAGTGAAATTAAAAGTACAGTCAAAAACTTCTTTATTCCTCTGATCGGCATGGAAGACCCCCAAGCATCTCTAATTATGAAAAATACTTCTGACATCCTCACTGTCCAGATTGAAAATATGGATAAAAAAATATCCAAAGAATCGTTTGTGATTGGATTGGATTATCACTCAGGAGAGGAAAATTTGGTAGTGGTAAATTTTGAGTCTTTTGCCAATGTAATTACTAAGCAGAAAGAAATTCCTTTCAAGATGAAAGTATTGGAGTCTGCGGTTATTATTACAAATGAAAAAACTACCGAGATAATTTTTAAATTTATATAGGGGATAACATGGTTGCTTTAGACGTAGTTAACAAAAATTTAAATAAATTCGAGGGTAAACTAGAAGATCAAATTTCTAGGGTTAATGGGATTTCGTCCAACATAAAAAATTTGGGGGACGAAATTCTGACCTTAGAAAAAGTAAATCAATTCTTTCAAGAATTTATACTGTCTCAAACTCATGAGACCAAGTTGTTTATAGAATCCGTAATAAATTCAGGCATGGCTTTTGTATTTGGTGAAGATGTTTATGAAATGAAAATTGAAGAAAAAGCGGTTGGTACTAAAATAGAAAGGTATATAAATATTATAAATAAAATTGACGACATTGAGGGTCAGCAGGAATCTCACGGTGGTGGGGTGTTAGCTGTCATGTCTTTTCTTCTTAAATTTGTTATGTCGTATAAATCTAACAAATTCCCTATGATGGTTTTAGACGAAACTTTTTCTTTTGTGTCAGTACAGTATCAAGAGAGATTATCCGAGTTTCTAAAATCTTTATGTGAAAAATTCAACTATAGTTTTGTGTTAGTTTCACATCAAGATAAACTCAACGTAAATAGTGACGTAATTTATGAAATAAATAAAGTCGGCAATAAATCTGTAGTTAAAAAAATTAAATAAGGATGTTAAGGTATGAATAACCAAATTATGAAAAAAATCTCCGATGAAATAATCGCAATCAAAAGTAAAAATTATAAATATATGTCTTGTGGTTCAGAGGATTTCATATTTTTGTATAATGAGTTAAACACCGTCAATTGTCCAATGCTCAGGATTTATTTTGACGATAAAAATACGATGAGAAATATCGAAGAAATCATTCCGTGTATAGTCAACTCTTCTTATGATATAGTAAAATCTATCATTCGTTCCGTTACAATAGAAGACACCGACATGGTAATGGAAAAAATATCTTTTTATGTAGAAAAGGATGGAGATACATATAGGATAAATTTAGTGCTCACGCCGTATGCGTCTTTCAAGGGTATAGTGTATGGTACAAAATTTATAAATATTAGAGTGGCTGTTCAATTTATGAAAAATTTATCGGCGTTAGTATGTTCTACTTACAACAAGAAGGTCATAATTAAAATTTTTGCGGATAGAAATGACACCTAAAAAACTATTTGAAATTTCCACCAAACCAGATAATCTTGAAAAGGCTGAGGAATATTTAAAAAGTAGGGGATTGTCTTACGTAGACAATGTCGGGTACGTTGATTTATTTCCTTTGACCGATCATCAAATTATTGTAAAATCAGTGGTAATCTTTGGGACTAATGTTTTAGGTGAGATAAATATTGCCGAAACTAGATCGATAACCCATAAGAATTATAATAAAATTTTTCAAGACAATAATTCTATTCCCATATGGAGACTTAACGAATTAATCAAAACCAGTTGCCCGGTAATAATCACAGAAAGTGTGTTTGATGCTGAAGCTATTAATCAAAATGTAGACAGTGTAATTGCTATATCCGCTTATTCATCTTCTGTTAGTGTGCATGCGATAGGGTTTTTGAGTGTATTTTTAAATAATAGAAATGTGTATGTGGCTTTTGATAATGATAACCCCGGATACCAAGGCACAGAAAAACTAACCAACACTTTCAAAAATGACTTTGGGATTGACGTAAAAATTGTAGAATTTCCATATAACGATTTAAATAGATTTTTGCAAAAGGTTGGTAAAACCAAATTTAAAAAACATATCTCGGCACAGGTGAATTGAATGGACAAAACAAAAAGAGTGAGTTATAGTAGTATTCAAACTTTTAGAGAATGTCCTAAAAAATTTTATTTTCAATATATAGTTAAACTAAAAAAACCCTCGGATGGTTTTTGGGCTTTCCTAGGGTCTTCAATTCAAAAAGTCTTAGAATCCATCGTAAACAATAGGTTATATAACGTTTATAATTTATCCGAAATTATGTCTATTTACAATGATGAGTCAACCAAGATTATAACTCGGTGTGTTAAATCAATTAAAGATTATGACCCAAATATTCCACGTGACAAGAATAAAATTGCCAATGAAGATATGGTTTTATATAAAGATTTCCCTGTATTTTATATAGATTTTAATAAAAATCCTCTGATATCTATTTTAACTAAAATGCCGGATGTTTATCCCCTAATTAAGAGAGTATATGAAGAAAAATTAGTTAAATGCAATGATAACCTGAAATCAGAGGTAGAGGTTAATAGAGTATTCACCACCAAAGGTGGAATAGAATTTAAAATTAATGGATTTATAGATTTCTTGTATAAATCTAATGATAAATATGCGATCATTGATGGTAAGTTAAATTATAATCCCAAATTCCACGATGGGATTCAGTTGTTTTTGTATTCTATAGCCGGAAAGTATAAATGTAAGGGGTTTCTATATTGGGATTATACTAAAAATAAACTAATTCCTATTAAGTTTGATGATAACGACATTTTATTAACCTATAGAAATTTTTGCAGGACTATCGATGAAATCCAATCCATAGACAAACAAAATCAGTCAGAGTGGGTGTCTATTAAAGGTATGGGTTGTAGATGGTGTCCTTTTAAAAAAGAATGTCAATCTGCAGAAAATTCCAAATTTGAAATATAAAATGAGGTAACGCAATGAAAATTTTCGGGACGAGTTTATTAGACAGGATTGTTTATTTTGACATAGACAACACTTTGTTCGATTTTACACTCAGATTAAATGAACTTCTACAAAAGGATTACCCTGATGCTAATTTAGAAAAGATAGATTGTTATGGCGGAACAGTACTAGATTGTCAATTGACAATGCAACAAATATACGATAAATATTTATCTCAAGAAGGATTTTTTGAGGGAATGAACCCCTACGATGGAGCAGTTGAATTAGTTAATTCGATTAATCGTGTAAACAACAACATTTATTTCATATCAACAATGGTAACAATGAATGCATGGGTTGAGAAAGCTAGGCTATTACGTAAACACTTTCCATGGTTCAATTTTGAAAAACAATTGATATCCGCCAGTAATAAACACTTGCTTATTAACAGACAAGATTTAATTTTTGAGGATAATCCCGTTATTGTTGAAAATTTGTATAAAAGAAGGGAGGTTAGCGTTGATTTTCCGGTCATACTTAAAAGTCAGCCTTGGAACTCTCATGTCGAGTACATGTGTAGCGGTGTAATTAAAGATTGGAAGGAAGGGTTAAATGAAAGTAAAAGATTTTATAAGTGGTGTTAAAGCTGTCAATGAAGGCGTAGAAAACAATCAACTTTTTTGTGTGAGTAATTTGAATCTTATAGAGGTTCATTCAATAAGATATGACATCGAAAACGACTTGATTATTATGGTATCCTACCCTAAAAAAGCGGGAAAGAAATTTATGCCTATCAATAAGATTATCAAGTATTTAAGTGAACACAAATATACTAATTGTCAAGTTATAGCTTTAACCAACAAAATGAAAGACAAAAAAATCAAAACTCCGATAATTATAGAAGAATCTAAAGGTGATCGTCAAAAATTTGTATATTTTAAGGTTTAGTTATGGCTGTACAAGTGTTGATTCGTGTAAACAAGGTGATCGATTATCAACCCTTAAAACGTAAAACATCCAAAAGTGTTCAGAGAGAAGAACAAATTAAAAATTTATCCGAACTGACCGGGCTTACCGAAGATCAAATCGTCCTCAGGTTTGGTTATTATTTATCTCAAATTGTTAAACTTAGAATTAAAGACTCAGTTGCTAAACAAAAGGTTGGTAACAAGAGATTTTCCACAGTATACAAACCTCTATCTGAAGAGTATAAAAAACGTAAGAGATATAATACTCGTGATAAATTTTGGATAAACACCGGAAGATTAATAAATTCAATAGAAGTTTGGCGGTGGAAAAACAGAATTTTTGTAGGTATAAAAGATAAAGAAGTTCATAAACTTATTTTATTTTTGGAAAAAGGCACTAAGAATGGTGTTCCGGCAAGACCTTTGGTGTTTCCTATAATAAAAAATATATCGTCCAGAATAGACGCTTATTTTAATCAATATGTTGTTTTAGAACAAAACGGAAAATTAAAATACTGAGGTTATAAATTATGAAAGTACTTGCTAAAAATACAACATCCGCTAATGATGCGGAAAAAGAGATTAAAAGTCATCTAAGTGATATCAATCACGTTCTTAAAGTGTTAGATAAAGAAATTAATAAAAGATTTGGAAAATTAGAATTTCCAAATTGGGCGCACGAGAGTGAACTCGCATATATGAAATCTAAATTACAAGGAGTTTTGGCTTTTGTAAGAGGAACACAGGTGTAGTTATGAAAATATTTGCTAAAGAAATAAAATTTAAAAAGGGCGACAAGGTTGAGTGGAAAGATGGTAATGAAACAGTCCATGCTATTATACTTTCAGAGCCAAACTATGACAATAGAACTGTTAAAGTGAAAATGATCTCTGGTGACGGAGCAGGGAAAAACGACGAGGCTTCTATAGATAATCTTAAAAAATCAACCGCTGGTGTATTTAAACCTCAGGACGGAGACGTTTATATCTATGAAGGCAGAAAGGGTAAAAAATTTAAAGTAAAAGTGGTTGATTCTGAAATTATCACCGATAACGGTCGTGATGAAGTTTTGGTGGAATTTCCAAAAGGTGACGAGGGTTATGTTGCTTTAGAATTTCTAACAAAAAAATTAACCCCTAAAACTGCCGGAAAGGTTAGAAAATTTAAAACTTATAAAGCGTGGAAATCGGCAGTGAAAAAACTAGACCCTCAAGCTAAATTTACCGGAGATGAAGACATAGACCAAGCTTTCAAAAAGGATTGGTATGATGCTGAATGGGATGGAGAATCAGGCGAAATACGTCAAATAGGGAC